CCCACCAAGCGTGATAATGAGTGTTGCACATACCACGGGCTCTTACACGAGTTGTGCAGCCTTCAACGTTACAAGTCATGGTTTATCCAATGGGGTGGGGGCTTTTGCGTAAGTCCCGCAGATGGCGCACTCCATGTCTATAAAGTATTGAGACAGCTCGTAATCCTGGAAGGCGGCTTTTACTAGCCAGATGCTACTCTCACAGTGTGGGCATTCGTGGCATATCTCGTCCACGTAGTCCATCGTGCCTGAGTAATCAGGCTTCAGCTGGCGTATCGACTTTGGGTTTAAGCTCATCGATTAACTTACGGTTTAGTGCCATCTGAGCCTCAATCTCAGTACGCTCTTCTTCGGATAGCTTGTCCTTATTAGCCTCGTACATCTGTACTCCAGCCTCAAAGTTCTGCTCAAACATTGCAAGGTTCTGCGATAGGCGGGCTGCTACAAATATCCGTGCCTCTTCTTTACGGCGAGCGCGCTTATCCTGTGTTTTACTCACTTGGTTGTGCTCCAAAGTCTGCAATTACTCTATACGCAATCTCTGTATAAATGGCTACGTTAGTTGCTAAGTCTTCTGGATGAAAAAGCTGCATGTCTCGATTACCCCAGTTGCTACGTAAGTAATCGCGCAGTCCTGGAACAAAACGTTCGATAAACTCATCCGCAGTCATATAGCCACGAGCTCTTAGCTCTTCTCGAGTAGGCATCTTAAACTCTTTATCCTTGGCCACCCCAGCCACCTCCTTTAAAATGAATTGCTGGTGGAGTAAAAACCTTAGTCATGAAGTTACCGCAAAGCTCGCAGATAGGGCGGTCTGTTGCGTTATGCACCATATGAATCTCAACAGTGCGGTCGCACTGAGTGCATACAAAATCGTAGTTTGGCATTTTTACCTTTCCCTGAACTTCGGGTCCTGAAGCTTATCATAAACCTCTTTTTCGTAAGCTAGCTCATGCGTACCCGACACGAGCCGTGCCAATGCAAAGGAGTCAGCTGCGTTATCGTCGCTGAACTCCGCATCCCATTTCTTATATACGTGCATAAGCATCTGACTCTTAGATATGCCGTTGCCCTTGCCAGTAACGTACTTCTTTAGATTAGTGGGTGGGACTATAAGTGGGTATATGCCGAACTCCAGCAGGGTCAGCTTTACCATTCCGCCTAACTCCCCGAGCATATTAGCCATCTGGGAACCAAAGGCGTAGCCTTCCATGGCTACATCTTCTATATTGTCAAACTCATGGAGCCAGTTCATAATGTGGCTCTGGATATCGCGTAAACGGTCAATCCCGCGCTTATCTGACTTGTAAACCTCTGTGTAGTAGTTGTTATCGTCTACATAAGCGGTTATAGCAAATCCACTATATGACTGGTCTATGCCAAGGAATACTGGCTGTTCAGCAACGAGGCCTTTGTTGAAGACCTTCATGTTGTAACCCAGCTAGACCTTCCAATGGATTTATTGATATTAACGCGACGAGTAATCTCTCGGTTAATAAATGAAATGTCTTTAGATAGGCGGTCAGAAATCATAAGTACAAGGCTGTGGTAGTTAGATAGTTCTAAGAACTTGTCTGCAAGCTCTCGGTACTCAACATCAACCTCAATCTCTGAGTCAATGAGGGCTACTGCCTTTCCAGCAGCCTTCATCGTTAATTTTTTTCGGGCCCTATCTAGATTCATGTCCTTCTCTGCCTCTGACTTGTCAGTCAGCGCGCACCATACCTGTAGATTAATGAACTCTAAGTACGCCACATACTTTGCGTAAAGGTCCATGAGGTCTTCGTCTGTTAACCCTGTGACATCTTTTGGTAAGGCTGGTGGGTCATACTCATAGGCTTCATTAACTGATAGGCCTTGACTCTTTAACTTTGCTAAAGCTCGTTCACTTGCATCAGACTTCTGTAATTCAATCGGACTCATTCCATATCCTTACACTTGGCGCAACCATTGACAGCTATATTACACGCAGGTGGTGTTTGATTCTTAATCGAGTCTACAATCATCTGCGCTGCATCAAACAGCTCTGTAATACCAAAGTCAGACTTGTGTACTACAAACTCTTTAACCTTTTGGTTAGGCTTGGCTTCATAAATTAGAACGGCTTCCTGTGGTACATCCTCGTAACCAAGCAGTTCAGCCAGCTTCATATAAATCTGCACCTGTGTGATGTGCTTTTGGAATGGTGCATTTAGATTAGACCACGCCTTATCAAAGTCGTTGTCATACTCCATCAATAACTCTGGGGCTTCCCATCGGAGTGTGCCCATGCCAACAGACTTAATCTCTAGCATTAGTGGCCCACCTAAACCAACTAACCAACCATCGGCGTGACCTGATATGCGCAGTGGTTCATAGAATAATGGCACTTCTCTGTACTGTAGCGGCCCATCGTGGCAGTCTGACCCGCCCCAAAATACTTCTTCGCACTCAATGCAATACCACTTGCCGTAAAGCACGTTCATCTGTTGAAACCACTTTTGCCACTTTGCGTGAATCATGTGGCCCTCTTCAAACACTGACTGCATAGTCAGACTGTTCTTACGTGACTCTGGGTTTGGGGTAGTACCTTGCAGCTGGAAGTATGATGCTCTATAGCACCAATCACCACTAGCCATCTCTGATGGGTGAAGTACATCTGTGCGTCGTGACATATCACGTGGCTTTGATAGTAGGAAACGTTCTACCGAACCTAATACTCGTGTGTTTTTCTTTCCCACTTCAACAAAACTCTTTAATGCCCCGCTTAGTTTGTACTTCGTAGTCATGGCGGAAACCTATCATGACTTACGAGTATTAATCCATTCCTCAAGCGATATGCCTACACGGGCTGCTTTGCGCTTTAATGAGTTACGTTCACGGTGGCTCATGCCACCCCAGATACCATGCTGTTCATCCATGTTCTCCGCGTAGAGTAGACACTCTTTACGCACAGGGCATTCCGCCAGACCATCTTTACCGTAGCACACGGCTTTAGATATCTGCGCTATTGCTTGGTATTTATCTTTATCTCTTGGTGGGTACCAGAGTTCGGTATCCATTCCTCGACACTTTGCTCGGTGTCGCCATCCCTCGTTATGTCCGAGGTCTTCGTACATGTATGCTCCTGAAGAGTTTGGCGCAGCTCCAGGAAATCATCTTCAGTTAACATAACGTAGTTCTCGTTATTCAAACTAAATCCGAGGACAGGTGTCCGACCATCAAGAATTGCTTCTTTGACAATCTTTTCCAGAACCGCAGCTTTGACGGTAAAGGAGGCTTTGCCTGTCCACTTATGTTCTATCAGAAGGTCGGTGGACCGAACATCGCCTTTACGACTCCAGAAAGCTCCGCTTCCAGCACTACGCTGTCCGCCAATCTTCTTTGCGAGTCGGTCCTCATGCTTTTTAGACTCCCGTTGGCCCTTACTCTTCATATACGAACTTTGACCCAGCTTTAATTGAGTCCAGCACGTCCCGTTCTAAGGCTTCCTTTAAGTCTATCTCTTCCCGTATGGAGTTAAGCATAGCATCACTGCCCTGCCACTGACGTTCGGCATACCGATAGTAGGCACCCGCCCTAGTGATTACCTTATTGGTAATACCTATTGCGAGGATTTCTTTTGCAAAGTCAAAAGAGCCAGCTGGTAAATCGCCTCCTCCTGAGAAGTAGAAATCAACCGTGGCTGTCGTGGATGGGGGAGCAGATTTGTTTTTAAGTATTCTGACCTTAATGCTTTGTCCAACTCTTTTCTTTTCTTGTCCAACTCCCGCCTCAATCCACTCATCACGGCGTACCTCCATGCGAGTAAAAAAGGCGTAATCCTTGCCCAGTCCACCTGGCGTGGTTCTTGGGTCTCCATACATTACTCCAATCTTTGAGCGCCACTGATTAATAATGATGCCTATGAATGGGCGCTCTGCCTCAGTCAAGGACCGCTTGGATGCCTTGCCTACCTTACGGAAGAACTTGTTCGTTAGAAGCGCTGAACGTCCTACGGTTGATTCTTCCATTTCTTTCTCATCCTCTGAGCTTGGTACCAGAGCAGGGAGTGAGTCAATAACAACGCAATCAATAGCTTTGCTTTCGGTGATTTGAATAACCGCTTCATACGCTTCCTCCATGATGTTTGTATTAATAACAAATACTCTAGAGGTGTCTACGCCCAGCATCTCTGCATACTTGGGAACCCATTGCTCGGCAGCAACCCATACTGTAGTGAACTCTGGGTCTTTCTCTTGGTTGGCTGCAATGGTCTTTAATGCAAGCGCGGTCTTACCGTTGCTTGCTTCTCCAATAATCTCATGCCACTGGTTAACGGGCCAACCGCCGCCTAGGGCTACGTCAATAGCCACTGAGCCTGTAGTTAACCTATCTAGTAGGTCCTCACGAATATCAGAACCAAGAACAATTGTGCCTTCGCCCATGCTCTTGTTTAAATCTTTGATGACCTTTGCTAGGTCTGCGGTCATGTTAGCCAACGAATCCTCCATCTGGTCCGATTACTGGCTTGGTTCCGTTGAACCCACCAGTTGGTACTTGATATGTTGGAACAGCAGGGGCTCCACCACCACCTTGCCCTACAACACCTTTGCCTAATCCGCTAGCTGACTGCTGAATTGGGTAACCGCAATCATAACAACGCTTCTTATAACCATCAGCTCCTCCGTAGTTCTCACTACGGCAGCTTGGGCATTTGTCAGCCTGCGGTGTTGCTTGCTGGCTAGGTGGATACTGTGGCTGCTGTGGTTGTACATAGGTGGCTGGCTGTGGTGCAACATATTGTGGTGTTGCTGGTTGAGGTGCTTGTGGTTGTACGCCTAACTTTTTAGCAAACCAATCTGCATTACTCATCATCTATCTCCATCTCTAACTCCCCTGAGTTTAACAGGGTTGGGTGAATAATATCTAAATGCGTGGCTATAGATAGGAAGCCTATAAGCGTAGACATAGCCACGGCTTTATAAATAGTTCCAGCTGCATCTAACTCATCTTCGGTTAACTCATCATCATGCTCTTCGGCTTTTAGCTTCTGCATAGCAAGCATAGTGTTAACGCTAAAGTCAGATATCGTATCCATAAACGGAAACATGGTGATGATATCCGCTAAACGATTATCACTATCTTCTTGCTCTTTATCTTCGCCCTCTTCGCTAACCTTATTAAGACCTAGCTCTTCTACTAAAGTGTTTGGTTCAGCTAAACGGGTATCGTAGAGGTACCACCGCAGTAGGGTACTCATTGGTACTTCATTTGAGACAATCTCAAACTCGGGTTCTCTGTTGAATAACTTCTTGAACCATTTCACTTAGCCTGTCCCCACTTATCTACTACTTTTATATCAGCTATAAGTGGGATAGGGAGTAATTTAATCTCTTCCATAGCCTCGCGAATGGCTTCTCTAGTTTGGTCAACCAATTCCTCTGGAGTTAGGGTTACTAGTTCATCGTGAACAGTAAGAATTAACCGAGCTTCCTTTGGTATTAGCTTGTGTGCTCGAATCATAGCAAGCTTAATGATGTCAGCAGCTGACCCCTGAATACGCGTGTTGAACGCTTGCCTTTCAGCGCTGGCTCTATAACCAATCTGCTTAGAGGTTATCTCTGGTAGGTAACGCCTGCGCTTAAGTATGGTAGTCACATAACCTTTATTGCGTGACAACCCAATAACCTTAGCCTTGTACTTGCTAACCGCTGGAAACTTCTCACCAAAGCTTGTAAGTAAGTTCTTAGCCTCTGTGACTGTACAACCAATCTGTCTAGCAATCTTATCGGGACCTACTCCGTACATCATGGCTAGTACTAGGACCTTACCCGCTTTGCGGTCTACGCCCATAGTCTCACCAATGGTGGTATAGATGTCACCCTTGACGCCAGGCGTGTTGTAGGTACTCATAAGAATAGGGTCTTCCGACATAGCGGCTAGAACTCTAGGCTCAATCTGAGAATAGTCAGCTACGACTAGCTTGTAACCCTTAGGGGCTGCAAACAAGTTACGAATAGCCTTACCGTTGTCTTGGTCTTCTGGAAGCTTATCGTTAGGAGCTGGGATGTTCTGTAGGTTTGGATTACGGCTTGAGAAACGACCAGTCTCCGCACCCCATTGAACGAAGTCACCATAGATACGCCCGTTTACGAGCATGCTCTCTCGGGTCTCTGTCTTGGACTTGCCATTAACAGTCTTAGTTACTTCCCCGCCCAAGTAAGGAACTACATAGGTAGTCAACAACTTGTTTAGGTCAGCGTATTCAAGAAGGGCGCTAACTAACTCATCCTTCTCTCTGTAAGCTTCTAATGCCTCAGCAGATACTGAGTAGTCCTTGTAATCTAACTCGCTCTCGGGCTTGCTCTCGCCCTTGCCAGTAAGGATAGTTCCACGCAACCCTCGGCAGCCCTCTGCCTTAGGACCGTACAAGATGTACTGCTTCTCGCTATTGGAGTTCAAGTTAAATACCTGACCAGCAATGCCATAAATCTTTTCCTTGACGGTTTCAATATCAACAACAAGTTTGTCGTAAAGAATCTGTAGTTGGTTCATATCAATAGGAGCGCCAGTTAGTTTCATATCGCAGAGCACACGGAGCACATCCATCTCCAAGCTCATAACAGTCTCTACATCCGCGGCCGTTAACTTTGGCACTAGGGTTTTCCATAGTAAGAACGTGTATTTAGAATCTAAGTATGAGTACTTAGCAACCTCTTCAAAGGAGTACTCCTCTACCTTATGACCTATGCCCTTTTCCATATGGTAGCCAAGCTCACGCTGTAAGCAGTCGTCTAGACCAAGTCTGCCAGCGTTCTTGTTATCATAAAGGAACGAAGCCATCAAAGTATCAAAGTAAGGACCTGATGGGATAACGCCGTCGTAATACTTTGCAACAGAACTAAGGTCAAACACTAGGTTGTGACCGATAGTTAAGATGTCTTCATTAAACATCAAAGGCTTGATTGCCTTGAATACCTCTGCTGGAAACAACTGTGTTGGTGGTTCTGAGAATACCTTTGTGGCTTTCTTATCATCTCGTGAATAATCTAATTCGCGCGTAGGTAATCCAGCATCTACACGCTTTTGACCTTGACCAGTCAGTGGTCGGATTAACTCTATGAACTCACCGTTAGGGTGACCCATAGGAATAACATCTCCGCGACCATAGGTAGCAAAGCTAATCCAAAGCACTTCGTTTACGGCAGGTACACCTCGATGCGTACCAACGGTCTCTACGTCAAAAGCAAATGCGTCTTGCTTTAGATAGTAGTCAACCATCTCTTGTAATTGTTCTTTTGTTGTAATGATATTCATGGTTCCCCCTATGCTAAAGGGTCAGGCCAGGGGATACGGGCCTGACCCTTAGCGTCCTAGTTGTTAGAGAAGCGAAGCAGCTACTGCTTCTAGTTCTTCCCAAGTTGGCTCCTTGATAGCGGAGCGGTCAAATGGAACCATGCTTGCAATGGTCTTTTCCATCTCATCGATATCAGTAATGCCCCAGTCCTCTTGAAGGTCACGAGCCTTAACTGGATTAAGGTGGTAGACAGTGCTTTGCATCTTACCTGTACGACTGATTGCCCAGTAGTTCTTGGTCAAAGGACCAGCAGGTGAGAAGTGTGCAGCATGTAGGGATTTGTACAAACGTGGACTTGCAATAAGCATCTGACGCTGTGGTCCACCAGCAGCGCTTAGGTTAGCGATTGTAAATGCCTTCTTGTCTTCAGGCTTGCTACCTAGCTTTGTGCATAGTGGGTCGTTAGCGCCAAGGGAAACAAATGAACGCTTACCGCTTGTGATTTGAGATAGGAAGTGCTGCTTATAAACAGCAAATGGTCCGTTAGGGTCAAGGAACTTGATGATTGAAAACTCACCATCAACGAACTTGAACTCTTTTGGAAAGTCTCCACTAACTGTGGATTGTGCTGCGTCCCAGCCTTCTAGTACTACTGTAGAAGTAGCCTGTGCTGGACGGTCTTCAATTGCTGAGGATGCGAACTCATCGTTCTCAACTGCATACTCATCGGTTCTGTTTACTGCCATTTGTTTATCATCCTTTTATGTTAGTTTGCATTAGTTTCTTCTGCTCGGATGCTACTCCAAGCCTCGGCAATCTCATTGCTGAGCTGTCGGTGTAAAGACCATTCTATACGCTTTGTATGAAGAAGTCCAGCCGAGTCAAACAGTTTAATTACCGCTTCGACCATTGCACGGGAGTAAAGCCTACGCCCTTGATGGTCCTCCCCCTTTGAGTTCTTCTTAGCGGGAAGTCTATATGGTGAGGCTGGTAGGTAGCCTTCCTTTATCCATGTACGGATAGTAATAACTGGTCTACCAAGCGCACCTGCTAACGCGCCAATGGTAAACATCTCTACCTCTCTACCGTTAGGCAGAGTTTTCTTATAAGGTTTAATATCCCAAGCAGCATCTGGTTCTACCTCTGGCGCTTTAATTACTTTTTCTTTGCGCTTGCGTTTGCTATTAGGGTAGTAAGCGTCGAGGTCTTCAAACAACTTATCAATATCATCGGTCATTTGTTATCAACAATAAATGCGTAGCTAACCTTTGCTGGGAACATAGCGTCGATGTCCTCTTCAGTTAAATAGTTTTCATAAAAGGCTGACATGATGGCTGACTCATCAATCATGGGGACCATCTTAATACACTGGTCCTTAATACCCTTCTTAGTAAGGATATCTTCCGCAACCTGCATGTCTAGGTTCTTAGATACACGGCGCTGGCGTGTCATAGATACTGTGCCAAAAGCATCGTTATCAACGGTCATTATTCTGTGACCGCGGTCGTCTGCTGGCTCTAAATCAACAGCCTCAATAAGGCGGTTCTTGATTTCATTTTGTCTGTCAGTTAATAGTTTTAACTGGTCTTTAAGCGCCAAGTATTGGCGTACGTCTTCTGCTACGTCCATTGGTTATCCCCTTTGTTAGGGTCACCAAATTAGTACGCAGGAGGTTAGTTGTCAACCTCTTTTAGGTAATCTTCCAAAGCCTTGATGATAATGCTAGTGACAGTTACGCCCTCTTTTTTGGCCTTCTTCTGAACGGCAAGCCAGAGGTCATCAGGGACACGGATAGTCCTAGTCGGAGTCTTAGGTGCGTTAGGCATTAGATAATTCTAGACTATAGAAGCTTGAAGGAATTGCTTTAAGCTGCCTATGCTCATAGCAACTCCGCCCTCCTCATCTATGCCCTCGCCATCAATGATGGCGCTTGCTACTGCGGACTTCTGCTGTAGTGCTTCCCACTGACGCTCTTCAATAGAGCCCTGTACAAGAATGTCTTGAATAACAATAGTCTTCCACGTAGAGCTGGCGCGTTTGATACGACCATTACGCTGGACTGCTCCGCCTGAAGACCAAGGCAAGTCATAGTTAATGAGTAGGTTAGCGGCAGGTAGGTCTACGCCATAACCGCCCGCATCACTTGAGATAAGCACTCTGATGGATGGGTCAGTATTGAACGCTACCTTGTTATCTTCTTTAGTCTTAGCGTCAAGCTTACCTGAATATAAACGGCACTGGTCTGGCCCTAGAGCTTCAGCAACCATATCAAGCATGTCAACGTAAGTAGCAAAGATGACCACCTTATTAGCCTCGTCTTGTTCGAGGAAATCTTTGACGTACTGGACCAGATACTCCAGTTTAGGAGAACCGTTAATGCCATCGAGATGACCACCATCGACAAGATTTGCAGCATAGGCTGACCCTTCTCCGTTTAATTGTGTGAACTTAGAAGCACTGGTTTTTAATAGCTCTGGGTGTGAGCAGAGCATCTTTAAGCAACCAATCTTAGACATAATCTTTCCGCGTATCTCGTCCTCAGGACCGCCGCGTTGGTTCTCATAACCGTAATGAGCTATCACATTGAAGTTAGCTCCAAACAAAGCCTGCGCCTCATCAAGGTCAAACAACAGGTCTTCTACAATGCGTGTGTATAACTTAGAGCTCTTTCGGTCAAAGGTAATAAAGACTGGCTCTTTATGAATAGCCTCTGGTAGGAACGGGGCAACATCTGGGTCCTTCTGCGCCTTGCGGACAGAAGCCTCTTTCATCTTCTCATGCAGAGTAGAAAGGTTGCGGTAATGCTGAACACCGCCCCAGCTGTTGCGGACAATAAATGCTGAGTCAAAGATATCAAACCTGCCTAATACCTTGGCATCTACAAACTGCATGATGCTGTAGAGCTCTTCTGGCTTACCGTTCTCAATCGGAGTACCAGTTAAAGCAAAACGGTAGGGTGAGTTAATTAATCTCTTTACTGCTTTTGAACGTTTTGATTTGAATGATTTAATAGCTGTGGCTTCATCAAGTACTACAAATCCTCGTGGTAATTCCTTAACATGGTCCCAATCGTTAACGACCTGTTCATAGTTGAGAATGATGTAGTCAACTCCAGAGGTTCTCCAGTTAAGAGCATCTCTGTACTGTTCTTCTCTCTTAGCTTTGGTTCCATCAATGACCAGAGCACGTGAAGTACCATCTGTAAATTTCTCAATCTGATTAGCCCACTGATATTTAAGTGAGGATAAACAAATTATAAGGCCAGGCTCAGTAACCTTGTGCTCATCCATAAGTCTTTCTATAGCGGCTATGGTAATAACAGTCTTGCCCAGCCCAAGGTCATAAGCAACCAGCATGCGATTGCGTTCGCACATTCGGTCAACAGCCTCTGGCTGGTAAGGGAGTAGGGTGCCTTTAAAAGTCACAGTAAAGAGTTCATCCTTGTCTTAACCAATAGCTCTAAGTTTTCTATTGAACCGTTGTTTAAAAATATCTGGTCAGCCTCATAAGATGCCATCTCGCTTTCAGAGATATGGTTATTGATAGCCTCAACGCCTGGGCGGGTAATGCGCCATAGCTGGAACTCCACACCGTCTACCCATTCACCCATTTGTTTGAGGGCTTCAACTTCATTTGTAAATCTGACATCTGTAATAACATAGTTATTTTCTGGGTCTAGCTGACGCATGGCTTGGTCAATCCAGAATTGCTCGCCAAAGATATTGCGGGCAGCAACACCTATGTTCTGAAGAAGTCTGCGAACCTCTGGATTCTTCTTTGCCTCGTCCCAACCCACCTTCTCTACTAGGTCTCTTACATACCTAGGCTCATTTGATACGTAGGTATAGATGGGATTGGCGTCAAATACAAAGTCTCGAATACGGTCAGCAAAAGCAACCCGAATATACCCATACTGATTGATAAGTATGTTTGCGACTGTGTCTTTGCCAGACTGCGCGTAGCCAGTTAGACCAATAATCATTGACAGCTCCCACAGTAGTTAGCAGTACGAACATTGTTATAAGTAGTGCGATACATGCAACCACAATGATGACAAAGAACATCTACGCCAGGGTCTTCTTTTTTAATCTTACGCGCTGTTGGCGAGCCCTGTGTCAGCCACAGCCACATAATAAGCATACCTGTACCAAAACCTAGATAACCAAGAATCATTTAACACCTCTTAACATATGAGTAGCCGCTATCAAGCCTGCCATTATCTCTGACTTGCTCATAGCACCCACATCCTTTACATCTACATCCCCGTAGTTGAAGAACCAGCACTCTATACCAGCTTCTTGACATCTGTAAAGTAAGTCTTTAGACGCAGCTTTTCCCGCATCATCGTTGTCCATGGCAAAGATAATCCTATCGGCACCTTTGATTAAGTTGAACTGTTCTTTGGAAACGGTGGCGCCATAAGTTGCCACCCCACCCATAACTCCGACTGAAGCTAAACGAATTACATCTAACGGGGATTCAACTACAACCATCTCTCCGCCCGTGTATTGAACGTAACCAAATAGGGAGATGCCTTTTTTCATACCAGCTGGTACGTTCTTAAAGTAACGCTCGGCATGACCTTTCTCTTGCCAACCCAATAGCTTGTTAGTAAGCGGTTCACGGATAGGAATAATCCAGCGCTCAAAGGTGGGGCTCCATTTAACGCCATATCTATCGCACTCAACTAGAGCTAGCCCTCGGTCTTGGGCAACTAACACAGGAACCTCTGTGTAGGCACCAAGCATCGACTCTTCCACTTTTGTTACCTCTTCAATAGGTGGGCGCTTGCTCTTAAATAACTTTTGAAATCTAGAAGTCAAACTAGCGGTAGAGCCTAGCCAATCCTTTGCCGCGTTAATCTCTATGTTCTCTACATAGCTAATCAATGAGTAAAGGTTGCCTTTCCATCCGCATGAAAAACAAATGAAAGCGCCAGAGTCAGCATTAATCCACCATGAAGGGTTATGGTCTACATGCCCTGTGCGCTCTTCATGAGCAGCGCAGTAGCCATTAATCTCATCGCCTCGACTGTTAAGAGTTTCTATTCCAAGACGAGAGAGCGTATCGGTCATCTCTTCTAAGGTCATAGGTCATCTTCTGCCATCTCGCGGAAGTAACCAGTGTTCCAATCCCACATAAGTGAGACCTCACTGAGACCGCCATTACGGCTGGCTACAACACGTAGTAAACGAGTGTCGTCTACGTTCTCATCTTCGCGCTGTAGACCAAAGATAACGTCAGCATCTTGGTGGAAGGATGAGGAGTATCCGATTGAGTCGGCAGTAACCTGACCCTTCTTCATCTTCCATGTAAGTGCCTGTGTAGAGATAACAATGGGTTTGTTAATCTTTTGCGCTAACCGCTTAAGGCTACGGGTGATGTTAGTAATTGCTTGAGGTGTGTTGGATTCATTGGTCTGCTCATCAATCATCAGATAAGTACCGTCAATGAACACAATGTCTGGGTTCTTGCTTTGCACCTTGCTGGCAACCGCGCTTACGGTTTGACCGCCAGATGAATCTACAAAGTAGAACTTAGTTTTGTCTGCAGCGATAGTGTCAGAGACTTTATACAACCGTGACTTCTCATCTTGAACCAAGGTACCTGTCATATATCTACGGTGTGAGATGCGAGCGCGCATAGCGTAGTAACGGCTCTTCTGCTCAGCGTTGCTCATCTCAAAAGACATGAACATAGGCACCTTGCCAGATAAGTGAGAGTTCAAAGCAATCTGCAGAGCAAGGGTTGATTTACCAGTCTTTGGCGGAGCCACAATAACAATCAGCTGCCCTGGCTGTAAGCCAGAGGTTGCCTCATCCATAGTAGGAAAGCCTGTAGGCAATCCAAGTAATCCTGGGTTAGCTTCACGGAACTCGTACTCTTCTTGAATACGCTTTGCAGCCTCTGTGATTTCAAGGTCGTTAGATTTAGTTAGACCTTCTTCTTCTAGCCTAACAATGCCGCGCTCCATAGCAATAAGCGCGCTCTCATGGTCTTGAGTCTTTTCAATAGAGGTGAGGGCTTCACCAATAGTTTTAATAATAGAAGCTTTACGACGGCCCTCGACCAACCTATCTATAAAGTAATTTATATTGTCGCTAACATCTAGCAGTTGATAGGTGGGGAAGTTCTCAACGATGATATCTAGACTTGGGCACTCCTGATACTCAGCGTAGTGAGTTGTTAAGAACTTAAATATCTTCTTATCAGTTGGGTCAGAGAACCACGAATCATTTATGTTCTTCTCTAGAACTACAGCTAAGTCTGTAGTCTCTATGACTTTGCTGATGAGCTTTGCTTCGTTGTTCATAAGCTACCTATATCCAATCCCCAGTGTCCGTATCGTAACAGTCTGTCAGGAGTATCTAACACACCGATTACTTCGGGTCTATATGGTAGCTGTGCGACCAAGTGGTCGACGGAATCATACGACGTAAAGTATCTAAACGGATTAGTACCCATGTTGTCAAGCGTATCTACTAGAGCTGCAAGTTCTTTATCGTCCATAGAAAAAGAAGCAAGCTCTAAGGTTATGCCTTGTTTAGTTGTGTACATATACAAGAAGCTTAAAGTCTCACGCCGCATCTTTGTATCGATTGCAGGCAGAGAAATAAACTTAAATCTTTTTTTAACGGTGAGTTCTACCAATAAGAATACGTCTGTTGTTACGATGATTCTTTTGGGGAGCTCATTGCTGATGTCCCCGTTCTTCATTAGTAAACTTCTATTCGACCAAAGCGTATGACAAAGTCACGAAACTTGTCATTTGATTCTTTAGCTCGCGTTGCATCCTCTTTAGTTGCACGGCTAGATATCTCTAATGGATAGGTGCCATTGTTGCTATCGATACGCGCCTGTACAAATCTAGTGTGCTTGCAAGTCTTCCGCCCTTTGTAGCCAGGGCATGTGCAGTAAATACCACCAGCGTCGTCTGCAGAAACCTCAAAGATTCCTGGGCCAGGTGTTTGAGAAGGACTTAAGAACACTTGCACTAGACGAGTGTCGCTCACGGCGTAGCCTTTCATTTGCGTAGGTCTCCAGACGTAGAAGTTATACCGAAGTAGACAAACGCTTCATGAGCAAAGCTCTCTGTAGCGTCCCCGTAAAGGCCTGCCCAGTCTTCCAACTCTACGTTGGTAGTAACTATGGTAGGCAATCCGTTGTTGAAGCGGGTCCTTAACACATGATGAAGCATATTCTTTTGCCACCCGCTGAGAGAAGAATGTTCTTTGCCTACATCATCAATAACTAGCACTCGTATGTTATACGCGTCGTTCTTGCACTCGCCCAGCATGCCTGAGTAGATAACCTCTTGGTCATCTGTTGGGTCATCCATCAAAGCGCCCTTTAGATTGAGGACGTCATTAAAAGTTATGAAGTAGCAAGGCCTGATTAATGGGCTGCCATCTGCTACGTCAAAAGCTGATAGAGGAAATGTCGACATTATCTCTTGAATTGTCGACAAAGCTAAAGTTGTCTTGCCGTGACCTGGGGTGCCATAGAACATCAAGCCCTTGCCACAGCCTTTAGAGCCAACCGCTCTAATAACTTTGCCAGACTCAACTGCGCCGAGCCACTTCTTAATTCTGTTTATATCGTCGGCTTCAATATCTGTGCAGTCATCTAGTGTCCAACCAGTACGAGCCTTTGGAACGTTAGCCATCTGCACCCAAGTACGGCGCCTCACCTTTAGCTCTTCAAGTTTAAACATCATCCATCCAATCTGCAGTGTGCGCGTACTTCTCGTTAGTGGCCTTAACGTCCTCTGGAGTAACCATAACGCGCTTGGCCTCTTCTAGTAGCGTGTGGAACTGTACTATGAAGAACTTCCAAACTTTTTCTGGGTCGTTGAGCTTAGTGTCGTGTTTAATCTTTGAGAAGTAAAGCTCCATCATGATGACTTCAACCTCACCATCAGTGCCATACTCCTTGCGCTTGTTGTCTAGCGCATAACGAAACCGACTGCGGGTAACTTGCCACGGAGCTATGTGGAAAATGTTGTGCATCTGCTCAGCAAACTCAAACGCCGAATCGGTAGAGGACCAGAGCTTAGAGTTCTTGCGCTCGCGCTTGACCATACGGTCTTGCCGTCTAGCCTCATGAGCCTCTAACTGCTCTTCCTGCTTACGGGCCTCAAACTTCCGCTTGGCTTCGAGGCGCTCTTCTTCGTTTTCGTAATACTCCAAGGCTTCCTCCCGCGAACTCCGTTCGCTATTCGGTTTGCTTATAAATGAATTAGCTATTATGTTTAATTTGCTATTCAGCATATTCTGTTGTAACAGGAGTTCCTTTTCGGGACTCCCATTAAGGTAGGACTGGGTCACGTACCTGCCGTTTACCAGCTGCCTAGACGTGGTTATATATCCTAGGTCCCTCAGCTCTTTGAGTACGGTTAAGAAGGCTTTCCTCCCCTCAGGGAAGGTGGCGGCTAGACTGTCCGCACTGATTGGAGCCCCCGTAGACCGTAGGTAGACGTAGACTCCTAAGGCACGGGCTGTAATCACTCCGTAGGGCCCTTCTGAGCCGTTTTAAGGGCATCTCCCAGCTCCTCTACGATGGCTTGCGCGAAGATTTTCGCGATGGCTTGGATTCCGAAATAGATATCTTCCATGTGCTCTTCGTAACCTTCTTCGCCTTCTTCGGAGTCGTCCTCTTCGTCACCTTCTTCTTCCTCATCCTTGCCATCTTCATCCTCCTCCGACTCAGAGACCTGCTCTTCTTTTGGGATGACTGGCGCTACCACCTTGGTCACTCCCGCAGAGCTGATTTTCTTTAGACCATCGGTGAGGTCATAGCAAGGGAACTTCTTTAGCTCTGCCAATATGTTGACACTGTTATCGTCCTCATCATCCCAAAGGATGAAGGCAGCAACGTTAGCCTCTTTGGCAAAATCTTTAGCCAAAGTAGTTAGGTTGCCATCCACGACAGTTGCGCTAGGCATAGCATCAAACTTGTTCATGGGGGCGTAGACGATTATGTCTTTGTTTTTATCCTTAGCCCATTGCGCAGCAAAGATTTGACCTTGGCTGGCTTTTTCTTGATAGGGCAGGATTAGAACACCGTTCTCACCATTAGCGTGGAAGTGGTCTTCTATAAGCGCCTCTAGGTTGGCGCGGCTGGTAGTTCCGTTACCAGCGATTATCACATAGTGCTTGTCCATAGGACCTCCTTATTAGGGGAGGCTTACAGTAGCACTACTTTATTTGGTTAACGATACTTGCTTTATAGGTGGCGAGTCTTTTGCCTAGTGTTACTAGGAAACTACCCAAGAAAGCGCCAGCAACAAGCTTAAGCACGAACTGCTTCCAGCTATGGGTGTTTAGCAGATAGGTGCCAAGAGCGCTAATACCTAAGGATAAGGCTATTGAGATAGCCTTTCCATTAACGAAGATAGATAGGAAGTCAATTGCTTCTTCAAGCGATACTAGGAAGAAGGCAGTAAACATCCCAAGAAGTAGTAGGTCAATCATGGGATTAGCTTACTACGTAGCAGGCTGAGCTAAGTAAATCGCCACAGTAGAACCGAGAGGAAGTTGGTCTACAAAGGTTGAGTTACCGATACGGCTCTGTACTGCAAAGCGGTTCTTGTAGTAGTGCGAACGCCCCGCGCCAACCACAGAACCTTCCCATAGATAGTCGGTGCTGGTTCCATACCCACTGCTACCGTCAAAGTAATCAAATGGTAGGGCTGAGCTTTCAAACAAAGCGTAATCAAGATAGATAATCTGGTTAGTTATTGTAGGTGTCCACGTAACACCAACCTCTGCATACGCTACGTTAGATGGGGATGCTCCCGTTACTACTAAGCGGTTCCATGCGTTGTCATACGCCGTAACATTTCCAGTTGTAACTGTTCCAGTAGTTGTTGATATCAAGTTATAAGAGCTGTCATACCATTTAATGTATGGGGTTACAGTTTCAGCGGTAGATGGGTACTGGTCATCAATTGCTGCGTAAACGCTAAAGGTATAAGAAATCTTTGGGTAGTAGATAGGCATTAGCTGAGAGGTTGTGGTGCCGTCCCAAGATTTAATTGTCTTAGTTGTAGTAGAGGTAGACAATACGCTGTAGGCCTGACCTGATGAGTAAATAATAGGGCTCACTAAGTAGGAGCCACTTAAGTAAGGCGCTACTGCAGTTCTTGATACGTTTGGATTAGAGCCTGTAATTGCGTATTCTACATAAGCAAAATTAGATGTTGTGTGCTCTCCTACTGCAGTAACTGTCCACACTCCATCATATGGTGCCCCCATATCGTGTACAACAATCTTGTCAGCAACATTGTGGTCGTGTGTGTACTGAGTTTCTAGACGAACAGTGTTTGAGGTAATAGTCTTATACACAACTGCCCATGAAGTTGTAGCAGGTTGTTGAGTTCCATTAGTAAGAGTTACTGTAGCTCCACCACCACTTGTGGTCCATGGCGTAACAACTGGTGAGCTATTCGTTCCACTGATTAAGTTAAAGCTAGGGTTAGTCAGCTCATTAATTCGATTAGCCTTAAGGGTTAAGTGGAGCTGACGAGCATCATCAAACGCTGTGATAGTAGATGCCTGCTCAAACTGTGCGGCATCAAAGTATTGGTATTCGTTGCTAGCTGAACCTGCAGCGGAGGCAATAGAGATAAGTGGTATTGCGTAGGTTGCTCCTGTAGGGGCTGTAGCCGTATAAGAAGGTCTGACAGAGAACGCACCAGTTCCACTAGCTAAAGCTGTGCCATAAGTATCGGAACCGATTTGCACGGAGAAGCGGTCGTACCAACGGATACCTACTTTAACATTTTTGCTTGTAGACGAGTTAGTCGTGTACACACTAAAGATGTAAGACAGACCAGCAGTTACTGGTATGCCCTTAGTTACTGGCTTTGTTGCTCCGCATTGAAGATTAAGAGTCTGTGCACTAGTACTGGTATTTGTTACAGCCATGATTCCCTGTTGCTTATTTGGATACAGAGTTAGCGCTGTAGGTTCATTCCATGGAAGTGGGTATGGATAAATTACTGGGTATGCCTGTGTTGTAAAGTTCCAAGCATTTGTAGTTGGCAAGGTAAGACTGACGCCAATAGTAAATGAAATAGTGGTTGATGTTACCGCCGTAATAGTAATAGGAGCTGAGCTTGTGCTATTAAACAACGGCTTATCACTGCCAGTTATGTATGCCTTGTTTCCAACCTTATAGTTGTGATTAGGTACTGTAATAGTTGCGGTAGTGCCAGATGCTGCTATATAAGTAACGTTTCTGCTTCTCATTACAGAGACTAGAGCAGTAGAGTCGCTGCTTGCCCAGTGACCCACAGATTCTTCAAAAGAAGAATCGTTATAATCAAGCATTAGATTGTGTCCAACTTGAACACCATTAACAGGTGAGTTAGCTGCCGAACTATTAACAGCTGGCACAGACCATCCAGTAAATGCTTTTAAGAACTCCTTTAACCCATCGGACGTTCCCTTAGACTTATAAAGCTCTGAAGCGCTACGCGCTAGAACACGAGTTTGTTGGTAGCCAATCTCAGGTTCATAGGAGATAGCAAGCTCTTGTAAAAGGGGGGGAAGAAGTAACCCACTAATCTTAGTGGTGTCGTATCGATTGACAATTAAATTAGCCATAGTTTGATACTGGCTAAGCTGGAACCCAAATAAAGCTAAGAACTGATAGAGAGTTGTATTTTGGTCTGTTAAGTTAAATACTGTATTGGCGCCTTCATTTACGGTAGAGGCTTTATAAATCTCTGGCAGATACCCGTATAGGTTATCAGCAAAGTCATAGTCTTTAACAGATAGTCCTAGCGCGTCTGCTGCCCTAGTCCACTTAAAGTTAACTCGGTCAAAGATAAACAGTGAGTAGTAAAAGAAAGAGTTCTCAGCTAAAGGGGCGTCTGTGTACTTTCCAGGGTCTGTTTCTTTATACGCTTGGTAAGACTTATCGCCTTGAAGGTCAAGCTGAACGCCATCAAGTTCGTTTACAGGAAAACCATAAGTATTACGCACAAGCTTAATCTTTGACCAAGCTCCTGATGGGCTTGTCCAGCTCAGCTTAATTGTTTTGTAACCAACAGGAGTTGCTTTAAAATTGTTGGCAGCATAGCTAACTGGAATGTCTCCGCCATATAGAGAAAGACCATAGTAGTTAATACCATAGCGAGCCATTAGTTATTGATTCCCCCTGTAAAGGTAAGTACTAACCCAGTTGCTGTGTTGTTGAGCGTAGGGATTTCGTTAGCTCCGCAGATAACATCTTTGGTTGTCAACTTATACGCAGTACCTGTAGAGGTTGTAGTTGTTACTACAGAAGAAATTAACGCATAAGTAAAGGTAGTAGTTGTAGGTACGCCTGTAACAACAAATGTGCCACTAAAGGTCGTGTCACTGCTAATGCTTACCTGCACAGTGTCACCCACGTTAAGCCCATGAGCCGCTGAAGTTGTTATAGTAGCTACTGTTCCGCTTGCAGCCTTGTTGCTAATTGTGGCGTATACGTCGGCATCATTTCTTACAAGGCGAGTAACCTGTGTATACCCCACGCCAGCAACAGAATTAATAGCCTTTGTTACATCGTTAAGGGTAATTTTATCTGCAAAGCTAACGTTATCAAAAGCTAGCAAGCTAGCTAGAACAGAGTTAACCGCAGTGGTAACTAAGCTTGAACGATACTGCGGAAGAACAGTAATGTTTGCGCTAATGTTAACGGGTACATAAGAAGGTGGCTGGAAGGTTACAGTTGTATTGGCTGGAATCTTTCCAATTAAAAACGTCTTAACTGTAGCCGCTAAGTTGTTAAAGATATTTGAAGGGGTTACGCCATCAATTTGAACTCCACTATCTCCGTACGGAGCAAAGAACACAGTAACGCTTGAGTATACGTCTGCAATTGCGTTAGCCTTAGCCACACCTGCTGACTTAACCAATGAGGCATAATCCGCTAAAGATACGGCTCTGTTGAGAGACTTTAAGCTTAAAGGCGCGTTAGCTCTAATAGAGTCTGTTGATTCTTGGTCAGCTCCACCGCTGGCAGCTGCTAAGTTAGTTACGCTTAGGCCGCTTGTGCTATTTGTCAAGACAGACTTGATGGCACCAATAGCCACGTTTCCTGTTGCACCTCCACCTACACGGTAGGTGGCTGTTAGTGCAGCGTTTGCATCTGGGACACGTCCGCTAATGTTATCGCCAAACAAAACATAAGAGGTTCCAGCGGCATTTGTATAAACAGAGAACACTGGGTCATAGTTTGTATAGTCAATAAGGTAAGGCACCTGTGTATAAGGTACCGTCCCTGCAGTAACTGACAATGAACCTTGGATAAGAGGAGACTTGGCGAGCGCCCATACTTGGTTAATCTCACCTGTAGAGATGCCAACAGGTTCGTTTGTAACTGTATAGCCCTGTGTGCAAGCAACATCAGCCTGCCCGTTAACTGTTCCTGATTTAGCTGGTACGGTAACTGATGTATTAGTTTCAAAAATAATTTGTGTGCCTGCTGTGCTTGAAGCAGTAGTGGCCACCTGAGTAAGTGCGGGTACAGTAATAGGGTTGCTAGATGAGTTATAAAAACGAACAGTTACAGTTGAGGCTGTTGCTGCTGATGGAGCATAACCAAGAAGTCGAGCAATCTGCAGAACACTATCGCGCTGGGTAGCAGTACCGATAAAGGCTTCATTAGCCGCGCGGTCAATGTAATAGTTAAGAATGTCACCCATGTAAGCAAAGAGCTCAATAAGAGTAATACCAAAGTCTGCTGGGTCGCGGTTGGTCCAGTTAGGTAGGTAGTTTGGAATAAGGCTAATCATGTCGTCACGAATAGCGGCAAAGTCTTTGGAGGTGTAGTCCACCTGTGGAACGTAGTTAATATCAGCCATTTGTTGGTACCTCCAGTAGTACATCTCCCGACCTGCTTAGAATAGCAGTTTTTATCGTTACACTCTGTTCAATGTCTGTTTCACGAAGCTTATAAGTAACGGTTAATACTAAGTTATCGTTACTAGAGTCTGATGTTCCTGCAACAGATAGCAATGTAAGTTCCTTAAGCCATGTAGAAAATGCAATGTTTACTGCTTGACGAACTAAAGCTAAAGCCTCACCTGTGTTTAAAAAGGTAGCTTGAGAAGCGGTGCTACCAAAAGTAGGTCTCATCACTCGCTCCCCTAAGCTGGTCATAACCGCAAGTACAACACGGTCTTGCCAAATTTTGGTTAAGTCAGTTGTATAACCAACTCCGCCAGCGTCATTAATTGAAAATGGCAAACTAATAGCTGAGTTAATAGCCATGGTTATACTCCCATCCATACTGGAAAGTTAGGGTCTCCTGCTACAAACATAACCCATACTTGCTGTCCTACATTTGGTACGGCTCTGTGATAAGTATGCTCAGCGGCGGTCAACCCGCTCTCTGAACCGTCTTTATCTAGCGCATCTGTAGAGGTTTGATGCGGGTGTTTAAGGGTATTGGTGTTACCAGTGTGGTTATTGGTATGAGAAACGGTAGCCGTAAAAGTATGAGTATGAGTGCCGCTTGGGTAAGAAGGGCCAGTGCCTGTTGTACCGCTTACTACATGGTCAGCATGGGAATTAAGCATGGCGGCAACTTCAGTGGCTAGGTGCGCTACATGGTCAGGGTGGTTTGCATTATCAGTTACAGGAGTACACGGCAAAGCCCAGCTAGTTATCTCTGTGCCAAATAGCTGCGGTACCTGAAGCGTAATCTTATTGGCATTGTCTGGGTCATTGTTATCCATACAGACGCCTCTGTAGATTCCATAAAATCTTTTGTCTGTCATCGTCCCGCCCTCTTATTAGCCAACCGCTCTGTAACAGCAGGTGGTTTCTTGACTGTGGGTACGATTGTATCTAAAGACTTAGTCTGGCTCTTCCAAGTGCTTGGCTTAGGGTCCCTAGCGTTTGTTTGCCCAGAACGATTTGATAAAGTTCCAAAGCTTCCTTTATTAGATGGACTAATGATTTTAGTTCTAGTACTTAGCTTAGTAACAGGCTTTACCTTAGTCTGTTTAACATTAGGGATGATAGTTCTTGCTGGTCTTTTATCAGGAACTACAATTGCTTTATTGTCTACCCATGTGGTGGCGTCCCCTAGAGAGTCAGAGCCTACTGTTAACACGGTTGTGTACATAAAAGTATTAAGCTGCGTCTCTATAATCTTATGCTCTGCCTCTAAGATAACCCAAAAACCAGAGTATGGTGAACCAACTCCGCCCAAGTAAACAGGCATGTCTGGTCTTAAGCTAGGTGTACCAAGAACCTCAACAACAGCTCTATAAGGAAAAGAGTTTCTATCCTCAGCTGATTGAGATTCAAACCCAGCCACTTCTGGAGTAAGAGCTACAGTGTCAACATCAAACTTATCAAAGAACTCAATCTTCTGATTAAATCTTGTTTTCTTATTTCTTACCTGTGTTGCAACGGAAAGAGTTTCACCAGTAAGTACGTTAACTCCACTTACAGCAACCGCGGCCTTAGTCTCATCCTCTTCGTATGGCATAGATTCGCTGATTAATGGTTTAAAAGAGTAGATGCTAGACCCGTCTGGATGGTTCTGATTTCTCATTACAAAGTGATGAGCTTCAGACCTATAGTTTTTATAGTCCTCTAGAACAGGTTGGAAGTAAAGTTCGGTATTTTCTGTGCGCAGACTGTAACCGCTCTGCTTAGCTAAACGAACCATGAGTTCCCAATCAGATAGCCCAGCTTGAGCTATATGAGGATATATACGAGAGGTCGGAATGGTTCTAGCTACAAAATGATAGGTGTCAGCAATCTTAGAAACTACCTGGTCAGCTGTTACATCTTTGTATAAAGTTTGACGTCGTTGTTTCATAGGAAAAGAACCACCAATAAAGGTAACTGTAGTAAAGTGTTTACCTGGGGTTCTATCCAAGGAGATGTGGTGCACATACCCGTAAAAGTCTCTGCGCTCAGTCAGGTTAGCAAATTCCATATGAACTGGGGAGCCTGTAGAAACAACATCGTATTCCACGCCCCAATCTTTAAACTCAACTACAACAACTTCATGGGCATATCGCTTTTGATATAACGTAGCCTCATACACAGTCTTAGGGTTGAGCCCTGAAGTATCTGGAAAGTTAATAGATATGTATTTAAACATTAGGTATAACCAATACGGTGCCAGGAGTAATGTTATTGAAGTCGTCAATGCCAGGGTTAAATTCTGGTATTACCCACCAAAACTCTGGGCGCTTATAGTATTTATAAGCAATCTGGTCTAGGCGCTCGCCGTCTTGATATGTATGCTGCCAGTAATTTACTAACCCAAGATTAGTAAAAGCGTATAGAACTAATGGTTTTTCTACGTAGTCTGTGTTAGTTGCTACGTAGTCAATGGTTGAGTACTCGTACCTAGAGCCTTTATAAATAGTCATTAGTTACCTGCCACAATTCCAGAACCAGAGAAGCAATCAATACTTAATGATACCGTTGTGCGTACAGGTATCATGTTCTCCGTAAAATCAGTGTGTTGAATACCCATAGTGGTAATCCACCCAACATAGCTCAAGCTGTCTAATGTAGGTCCAATTTGGATACCAACCAGGGTAGGCATCAAGAACCCAATGTTAGCTGTTTCTTTTCCTAATAGGTTTGTCCAACCACCATTTGCTTGACCACCGTTTAAAGTTTTAAATAGATACTCAAGGTCAGCCATGGTGCCCTGTGCCATAAGCTGTTGAATCTTATCGGCAGTTGTAATTTCATTTGACTGAATTGGGTAGGCGTTACCGTCGTAGTAACTGGTGAACTGGGAGTAGTTTACGCCCTTAGGGTCATTGCCTCCACCATATGCTTTGACGCAGGCAAAATCATTTACTCGGTCAAGTTGCAAGGTTAAAGATACAGTCTCTTGCCCAGGAAATGCTCCAGAGACAACCTTTAGAGAGTCTGCTGGGCTTGGGGTAATATCCATATTACGGGTAACGCTTGTGCTAATAGATGTAGGGTTCCACATAAATTGAAAACCCCAGTGGTTGCTCATTGAGCTAAGAACTGTTCCCGCATCAGTGTTTTTAGTCCCAGTATTTTTAGCAGCTGTAGCGCCAGCAGTAGTTACGTTACCGCTATCGTCAAAGGTACTAACGTTATTAGCGCCTGAGTAATACCAGATACGACCTCGGCGCATACCATGGAACGCGTCGTAGTTGTTTGCCCCTACAAGCTCAGAATCCATCTGGCGTGGGCGAACAGGCAAGCTCCAATTATGCGGAGGAAGATTCCACTTGTAATCAGCAGTAGGCATTTTATTAATTTCAGCGCTTGTATCGGTGCTTATAGTTTTGGTGCTTACTGTAGGCTTCTGTAAATCTAAACTTAAGTAATCATCTAAGCGTAGACGGGTAGAGGTACTGTTAGCTGAGTAGTTAACAGCGGATACCGCTTGTTGATTAGCTAGCTGTAATTGGCGCTCAACTTGTATATCTGTAGTGGCGGTAGTTCCAATGAACCCGCCATCGTCTGCATAGTAACTAGCCATTATTTAGTTGCCACCCATTTACTAGTCTGTAGGTCTTTAACTGCTTGTTGAATAGCCGCTTGTATCTTTTTAGGGTCTCCGCCCATTACATTCATATTGAAGGTAACACCGCCGTAATTGACTGTGCTTCCTCCTCCACCGCCCAAAAGCTGTGAAGCATAACCAGCAGCATCACCACCCAAAATACTGGACAGGGTTGTTCCCTTAGCAATTGAGCCTGTCTTTAAGTATTGCTGGAACGCTGCGTTAAAGGCTTTTCCATTAGTACCGAAGAAAGAAGTAATAGCTGAAGCCGTTCCAGCGTCTTCAGTAATGCTTGAGTGCGTTTTAAAAGTTCCCCATGGGGAAGCGCCAACTATTGCTCTAAAGTCTTCTGCTGAAACGTTTCCAGCAGATAATGCTCCCAAAATTTCATTATAACGAGAGTCACCCTTAAGGGTTTTAATTGTAGCTTCCACTCCTTGTTTATAAGAAGTATAGTTTTTAACTCCATCTTTATTATTGGTAAATCCTTCTGCCTTGCCCGCGTCAACTGCCCCTGGCATAGGTTGTGTGGTAGCTAATGGATTGAACTTAGCTTTAGTATTTTCTCCAGACATCCACATTAAAATATCTGCTATAGCACTTGGTGTAGCTTTATCACCTAAACCAGCTAGTAAGTCTTTAGCAAATACATCTCCACCACCAGCGCGTCCCCCTTTATACTTAAAGAGTTGACTAGTTATGTTGTTTGGAATGATGGTTCCATCTACCTTAGGAACAAATAGCTCAGGTCCCTTTTCACCAACCATATACATATTGGATGCCGCAGTAGGTCCGCCAGAAGCTTTACCTGATATACCAAGGAGAGCTGTAAGGAATTGGATTAGCTTGTCGCCCATACCGTTACCTGCAGCGCCTAAGGTTTGAAGTAGAGCAGCCATACTATTAAGACCAAGTACGCCCTGAGGGTTAATGTTGTTCTGTATGTTGCCCATATCAGTTAAGAAGTTCTTAGTTCCAGCAAATGTTTTAGCTCCAGCTGGGGATGCAAGAATCAACCCCTGAGTAGCAACTGCATTGCCGCGGCTAAATGCCTGGACAGCCTCGGTGGTTAACCCAGCAGCTTTAGCGTTGGCAGCATTAATAGTTGTATCCGCGCCAGCAGCAGTCTGACGAGCTTTAAATACAAGACCGTTCTTAATCATGTTATAGACAAGTGGGTCTTGGCCAAATAGATTCTGAACCAAAGAGTCCATAGAGTTTCCTGGTTGGAAACCAATCAAGACTTCGCGCTCAGATGGCTTTCTTCCAGCGCCATAAGCTTGCCCGTAGTCTCTACAAATCTTTGTCCACAAGTCATCAATAATCTTATCTGGCGGCTTTAAGTTTCCATCCGCATCACGAATAGAGATACCAACACCGCGAAGCATGTTTACATTTCTGCCTTGTTGCATAGCACCGTATGCGCGCATAGCGCCTTCAGCGCCAATACCTGGGGTGAGGTTAGATACGTTAGCTACGCCTTGCGCAATACTTCCATTGAAGTTACCGCCAGCGCCCTGTAATAAGTTAGTTCCATTAAGTCCGTAGCTTTGAGCAGCAGCAATGGCATTGATAGCATCCATCTTGTCATTTACAGAGCCTTGAAGACCCATCTTCATCATGGCGTCTTTTACATAGTTCTGTTGATTGTCAAGAACCATAGCTGAAGGCAGAGTTGCGCCAGGGGTTGTTGGTCCCATAGCAACCTTGTTGCCCATCATGGCGTTAGCTCTTACATAAAGAAGCTGAGCTTGAACCATGTCAGATGTAGCGTTAGCTCCCATAAGAGCTGTGCCCATTCCGTAAAGAGCCGCCGCTCCAGGGTTCTGACTTACATAATCAGATAGGTTACGGAACATGCCTCCGCCGCCAGAGGAGCCAGATGAGCTTCCGCTTATTCCGCCACCACTAAAGGCTCCGCCACCTATTACAGTAGGCGCAGGTCCTGCAGCAATTTGATTTTGTCCACCGCCATATACAGCAGGGGCATTGTGAAAGACTGGGTCTGGAGCTACGTGATTTCCATAAACTCCGCCACCGCCGTAGCCACCGCCGTAGCCGCCAACAAAACCGCCTTGAGTTTGAACAAGCCTCTGATTACCAGACTGCATTGTTTGAACAAGGCTTGTCCACTCTTGTCTTAGAAGGGAGGTTTCTTGGCGCATACTAGAGATGCTGCTCTTGATATCAGAGACTACAAAGCTAGTACGAGACGGTAAGTTCATACCGCTCTTGCTATCAGCCATTAGGCCCTCCCTCCGCTATAACGTAAAGCTCGGTCTATCCAGTTCTTTCTGTCTCTAACTGAGAGCTCTTTAATCTCAGTTAAAGTCCAGCCACCAAAAACTCTGGTTAACAACTCGTACTCATTAAGTAGAGCTGTGTACTCTAGAAGCCTAGAGTCGAAACAAATCTAGCAAGCTCAGCGGTAGAGGAATCTGCTCACCACATGCCTTGCATGGCTTCTTCACCTCCCCAAGGCGTGGGCCTGGGTTACGTTCAAGAATGTCATCTACTAGCTTTGTTCTATCTGCCATACCTAAGCTAAGAGCGGTAGGTGCTCCAATAGCTGGCTTATCTGCCAGTGATAGTAAGCAGCCTGCTAATAGCAAGGTATTAATCTCAGAGGCAGTCTTATCGGCGTTGTCCATAAGGCGCTTCTGCACTCGACCAACAGGAAGAGTAAGAACGGCTGTTCCCATCTTTGTCTCTACTGACCACTCGCGAGATGCTTGGTCATCTAAAGTTTTAACTGGAACATCCTCTGAAAGATTGATTGTAATGTCCTGGTCTTGATTACAGTTAAAGCAACGACCTTGAAGCTCTAGCTCATCTCCAAATGTAATTGTTCTAATACCAATCAAGATGGCGTCCCTGTCTCCAGAGAGCAGACTGTCAAGGTCATCCTTACCAACCTCCTTGCCACCTAGACCTATTAATCCACGCTGTAGTAAAAGGTTTAGGGCTTTGGCTCGGCTACCTGCTTTAGAGATAGCTTCCTCATCTGCTCCATTTAACTCTCGTACTTCAGCAGTAGTTACTAAACCAGAGTCTGAAATAAATCCGCCAGGAAGTTTCACCTCTGGGTCGGAAGGGGCCCGAGATGTGATAACCACCTCGGGCTCTTCCATAGCCTGTTGCGCGTACTTTGATACAAGTTCTGCGTCAGTAATAATGTTACTCATTGTGCTCCTTTAGTTTAATTAAGCTAAGCTGCGACCATCTGTTGGGTTGAAGGAGGTGTCAGTGAAGAACACTGATAGACCTTCATGTACCAAGCTCATTGACTCAAACAGGATTGCTCCATCGTTAGCGTTTAAGTCGGTATAGCTTAGCTGAGTAATCCAAGCGTTACGGACGTCAAATCCCATGCGAGGCGTATTAGCTGCCTGAGAGTTTGGGTGGTCCATAACATAGATTTTCATGTTAACGCGGAAGCCCTGCTTATTGGTAGCTCCAGCTTGGATACCGTCACCAGATACGGCAGCAAACATGCCGCGCATCCAAGTAATGCCTTGGTCGTTTCCGTACAAGACACCACGTTGTAGTGAGATAGGTGTGAAGGTTGTCATTCCAGGGACCTGGTGAACAGTGGTGTTGTAGCCACCCTCACGGTATTGGATTGATTGGGTGGTGATATTCAATCCTGAGATTGAAGTAAAACCACCAAGGAAGCCTGTTGACTTTCCAGTCGTAAGGCTTGGTACAGCACCAGACACTGTGGTTAGACGAGTGTCGAAGGTGTTATCTACTGCGGTGAACTCTACGTTAAACCGAAACGAGCGTAACGGGTCGGTTGCCAAAGTAGAGAACCGATTAAGCGATGTATCTGCCATTTTTTATTTTCTCCTTTACGCCACGGTAACGGTAATGCCACCGTTAAATTGACCGATTTTGATGATTACAAATTCAGCAGGGCGCTGTAAAGCTACGCCTACATCAATGTGTAGTTCACCATTATCGATGGATGCCTGTACGTTATTTGTAGCATCACACTTAACGAAGTAAGCCTGTGCAGGTGTTGCACCAACAAGACCACCTTGTGACCAGAACTGTGTCAAGAAGGTAGAGAATGTTGCGTTAATGCGGCGCCACAAAGCTGGGTCATTTGGCTCAAAGATTGCAAACTGGCTGAGGTCCTTGAGAGCCTTCTCAAGATAGATAAGGGTACGACGAACTGGTACATACTTATCTACATAACCTTGCTTGAGTGTGCGTGAGCCCATAACTACGATGCCTGTGCCAGGAACATACTTAATAGCGTTAACAGGAACACCTGCTGAGTTAAGGCTATCCAAGTCTGAGTTAGACAAAGACGGAACAGAGACCACGTTAGCTAAGCGAGCTTGAAGTCCAGCTGGCGCCTTAAATACTCCGCGAGAAGCATCAGTAGACGCATAGACTCCAATAACAGCTCCACCAGGAGCAACGGTCTTTACCGTATTTGAAGCAGAACCGACTGTTGATGTTGGGTCTGAGATAGAGATACGAGGGTAGTAGACCGCTCCATATGAACCAGTTGATGAGGTTCCATATGCAGAAGCTGTACTGATTGCTGTAGCTGCAGATGAGCTTGTGTCTCCGTCAATAACAACAAACACATCTCCTCGGCCTGAGGCGTAGGTAAGAGCGTTATTGATATTTGTAGAGTCTATGATACCAGGTAGGTTCAGAATCAAAGACTGTTGGATAGTATCAAAGCTGCTAAGAGCTGTTGAGTACTGAGCAGTAGTCAATGTTAGAAGGCCATTTGCGCCACCAGCCAAAGCTGTTGGAGTTGGTACATTGTTAGTAACAGTGCTGAGAGCTGGATTACGTGTTGCTCCAGTAGACGCGGCTCCTGCATCAGCTGCAAAGATGTATGAAGAGCTAGCGTTAATTACTGTAGGTGCGTAACGAGCATCAGTAGCTGTCATAGAAATATCTGTGTAGCGCTCAACAATGTATGCTTCATTGTAAGTAGCAGGCATGTTGTAAGCCACAAAGAGGTTAAAGTAACCAGTAACAGAAGAATCTGTAACGATTACGCTTGTGCTGTTACCCCATGCTCCAGCGTTAGTAGCGTTAAGGGTAAGTGTGTTTAGTGCAGTTCCTGAGGTACGGTCCTTCAAAGTAATAGCTGCTGTAGTAGCGTTGTTTGAAGGTGTTACGGTATCGCCAGAGTAAACTACACGACGGATATAAGCCTGACGACCACCATTTGCAAAGAATAGATAAACAGCGATAGGCAGGTCATTTGAGTTTGCAGTATTCCATGTGCCATACAAAGTTGTGTATGCGCTCCATGAAGTTACAAGAGTAGGTACGGTTGGGCCACGGTCTGTAGGGCCTACAAAAGCCGCTACTGAATCCGAGTTAGGACCTACTGTGGGTTGAACGGGGTTTAGCGTTTCTTGAACGTAAACTCCAGGCCGTAGATATGCCATTAGTTAGTCTCCTTTAGGTTTGACGGAATTTCCATGTGTTATGCCCAAACGTATCCAGTAGGTGGGGTCCCAATTTTGTCCAGATACACTGTCTGTACTGCCTTGCCTGCAACAGCGTTTGCCACTGTAGGTGACATCTCGCTTACTACACGCACAGACAATATGTTTCTAAAGGTACGGCGGTTGCCCGTCTCACCTTCAACAGCGTCTCTTTTCACAAATCCATCTAAGAACATAGAGCGATAACCTGTCTCAGTACCAAGTTGGTTTGGGACAGCTAGCTTTCCGAACTTAGCTGGAAACTTATTGAAGAGCTGAAACATCAAAGCTCTATCATGGCGCGGGTGTCTCGAGTGGGTTGTAATCTGATAGACAAGGTCATAGGCCACAGGAGCGTCATAGGCGTAAGTAATTCCTGAGGCTGGTGCGATTGTGCCGTTGTAATCAACATCAGTAATAACGCCAGAGGTTTGACGGTCACGAGTAGCAACGATATCGATAAGGTCGATAGTTACATATGGGAAGCTTTGGTCACGAACTTCAATATCTGGATAGCCAAACCAAACCTGCACTGGGCGGGTTGCGTTCTTATTATCAGATACGGTCATACCCTGACACAAGGACTTAAGCGCTTGGTCCTCAGCAATGATAAATGGATTACCCATTAGAACACATCCTCATACTGCATCAGTAAGTCAAAGGTCTCATTGGCTAGCATCTCTTTTACATACGCATCCGCGCGGTAGCTAAAGCTTCTAAGTACAGACTTTGGGGGCTGTCCGATTACCCCATACTCAAGGCCGAAGACCGTATCCTCAAGCTCGTCAGGGTATTGAATTACTAGAGAGCCTTCTACATAGCCAAGTGATAGCTGCGAGGCAATCTCTGTAGGCCAGCCGCTAGCTTCAGCTTCAAACTTAAGCTTATCCTCTAGCTCTGGGATTAAATAATATGCGGCGTCTGACGCCAAGGTCTCTATCTCTTTATTTGCTTCGTACATTCTTAACCACTTTGCCAAGTACGTACGCTGCGCCCATGCCTACAACCAGTTTGTTCTTGTCCTCAGACGACGGAAGATGGTTTGCAATCTCTTGCGCAAACGCTACTTCATCTGGTCTGTCTATGTACTTAGACATGGCAATCTCCTAAGGAGTTGGGCAACATACTTAGCATGGGTCAAGCTTTAGTTCCCGCATGGAACTACTTTAAGGATAAAGCAAAAGGCCCCCTTTCGGGGGCCTAACGCTTACTTCTTTTTGACCTTCTTGGCCAAAGCTTTATCCATCTTGTCATCTTCTTTACGAGATGGCTTCTTCTTATCCATCTTCTTGTCAGCCTTTTCAAAAGCTGCTTTTTGCTTTGGGGTCATGCCCTTTTCAAGCTTTGCATCCTGTTTCTTATCAGCCTTCTTCTTGGCTGCTTCGTTGTGATGAGACATTACTTCTTCTTTCCCATCTTCTTCATAGCTGCCTTTGGCATTGCAGACTTCTTAGAATCTGCCTTCTTACCTTTGCCATATCCTGGCTCGCCTTTTTTCTTACCGCATCCGCATGCCATGCACATAATTATTCGTCTCCGTTTTCGAAGTCTTCTACAAGCTCTTCGATATCTTCGATGAGCTCTTCAATAATATCATCATCAGCATCTGCTGAATCATCTGCTGCTGGAGCATCTGCAGCAGGTGCTGCGTCGGCTGCTGGAGCATCAGCTACTGGTGCAGCTGGCTCAGCTGGTGCTTCTGCAGGAGCAGCTGGAGCTGCATCCGCTACAGGAGCAGTTGCATCAGTTGCAGGGGCTGGTGTTGCATCTGCAACAGGGGCTGCAGGTGCAGCTACTGGTGCGGCATCTGCGGCTGGAGCGGCAGGTGCGTCGGTTGTTGCAGGCGCTGTTGCGTCTGCTGCTGGTGCGGCTACTGGAGCAGCATCAGCCGCGGGTGCTGTTGCATCCGCTACTGGGGTTGTCTCATCGGTCATAATGGTTCCTTTGCAAAGAGGGGGTTTAGTAAAAGGGTATCTTACTTCTTACCTTTTTGGGCCTTCTTCTTGACTTTCTTTGGAAGCTTAGCTCCCTTGGGAGTGTGCTCCTCCCATTGGCGGGCCATCTCAGGATGGGTAGCCCACATCCACTTTTCTTGCTGCTTGGACTTAAAAGGCATTTTAGACCTGTGAGTAGAGAACCGAAACTGCGTTAGCGGCTGTGCCTGCGGCTGAGATAGCGTAGATAGTGTCGTTAGCGCGAAGCCAGATTTGGAAGGTAGTTCCGTTAGCTACGGTGTGGCCCTTGTTAGCTCCAGAGGTTGAAATAGAAGAGTCGCCTACATAGATGGCGGCTGTGTCATTATTTTGGATAGATACCGCTGTGTATTCTGTTATTGCGTCTAGAGTAGTTAACGCGGTAGGCGTAGTCGCCACCGTCTTATTAAGATGTACAACTGCCATGGTATCTCCTTAGTTGGCGTAGCTAGAAAATTGAGGGTCATTGACCATTTCATCAGGCATAACCTGCTGGCAATCAACGCTCAATAATGTGAAGTTCTCTCCAATGATACCAACCTGCTGGGCATCAAATGGGCGCCAAACCTCACCCTTCCAAACAATACGGCTGCGGTCTTGGTAGTCAGGGTTATCCATAACACCTGGCGCAATCGCGTTAATATCATTTGCATTAAGGGTTAGATGTAACTGGTCAGCATTGTAGAAACCAGCTTCAGATACCTTAGATGTACCCTGCTTAATTACTGCTCTTACTACAGCAATTTGGAAAGGTCCGCGCCATTCACGACCGCCATGTACTGATGGAACGTAACCCGTATCGTAAATTGGGTCGAGAACAGTATCGGTGGGGTCGTATATATACCAGAGGGCGTGGGTGCCTACTGGACTCTTCAAGTCAGAGTCAATACCTACAAAGATATCTTTCTGCTCAAAGTCGGCGTCAAACCTACCGCCAGGGTTATAGGCTTTCATTAGCCAAGCATTGCAGCAATCTCATCAGCTGTCAGACCAAGCTTTGCTAGCTTATCTGTAGCTGAAGCTTTTGCAGCAGCTTTGGCTTCAGCTTCTGCAGCATCTGCTGCTCTTTTAGCTGCAGTATCAGCAGCTTGAGCTTCCATAGCAGCTAGTTCTTCGGCTGTCATATCGCGAGTAACGGCTTCTCCTGTAGAGCAGTCCACTTCTACGATTTGAGGTACTGTGGTTGTCATTATGTTTCTCCTTAGTTATGAGTTTTTAATTCCGTACACTGTAAAGCTTGAGTACTGAGCAAAGTTCTGCCCTTGTGTTGCTGAGTCAAACATGATACTAGTTATGGCTGCTGTATTAGTCCACAACTCTGAAACTAACGAGGTACTTGCGGTAGTAGTTGCTGCTTCAAGCGCAGAATCAGCAAGAATATGTTTAGACGTAGTTGTGCTTGAATAGTTACTTATATGTATTTTATAAGTAGTAAACGAGTTAGTTGCGGCAGTAGTTCCCCCAGATGCCATGGAGCCAAAAGCTCTATATGTGCTTGTGCTTTGGTTAATAGCTGTGCCAGTGCTTAAAACCATCAGATTAGATATATTAGCCTGACTACCATTAAAGTAAAGACCCAAAGTATCGTACGTGCCTGCGGTACCCCGCACCGAAACAAGAATATATAAGTCTTGATAGGCTTGGGATAGAGAGCTAAATGTTATATTGTTTGCAGTGCCGCTAGCTGGCACCACATAGCTTCCTAGTTTAGTTATTGTATTTGCCATTTTATGCCGCCGCTATTCCGTATAGAGTGAAAGTAGACCCAGCAGCAAAGTTCTGGGTAATAGCCGTTAAATCAATTCTGTTAATTGCTGCTGTAGAGCGCCACATCTGTACCTCAAGTTTATTTGAGCTTTGCCCATTAGCTGCTCGCTCTAAATACGTTTTATAAATGTTCTGGTTAGCATAATTTAAAAAGTAAAACTTAAAAGTAGATAGTGTAGTAGCACCATATATACCAAAGTTATAAGTGGCGTACATAGGACCTGTTTGATTGTAGCTGTGGGCACTTGAAGTAGTAGAGCCGCTTGTTCCTAAGTTTGTATAAGAGTAGTTAGAGCCAGTATCGGAGTTAATTTGTATTTTCATGTCAGACACAGTTGATACAGTGCTGGCGTTAAAAACTCCTATATTTAATTCTAAATCTGTGTAGGTAGCAGGTATAGAAGAAAAAGTAACTGTTCCTGTAGAGCTACCTAAAGTGTAAGTAGCTATTGGGGTGTAAGTTGATTGAGCAGCCATAGTATCTCCTAAGACAATCCGTATAAAGCAAAGTGAGAATATTGAACAAAGTTACCAGCTGAAGGGTTTAATGTTATAGTTGTTATAGGAGAAAAACTAGTCCACATAGATGAACTTAAAGCAACTGTTTCATTATTTGTGCTTACTGAAGAGTTGTTTGAATCAAAACCAGATATAGACTCAGCCACTTTCCATTTATAAGGGCTAGTGTAATCTAAAATATCTGCAATAGTTATTCCAAACATATTAGCGTACGAACCGTTGCCCGCCCCGTTTAGCCCAATGTGGGTGTACGTGGCAGCATAGTTATTAGTTGCGCTGACAGCAGACCCGTTAGCATACATACCATGCCAGCTATAGTTAGCTGACGCGTCTCCGTTATAATTTAAGTTTACATCTTGAGAGTTTGTAGAGCTTGTTAAACAAAAAGCTCTAAGTTGTAAATGTGTATAGTTTTGTGGAATGTTATAAAATGTAATGCTAGATACTGGCGTTGATACAACAGTAGTCGCTATGCTGGAAAAACTATTAGCTCCAGTTATTGGGTTAGACACAGACGACGTTCCAGTGCCTTGAGAGTTAATTGCTTTAGCTGTAAAGGTAGTTGCTGACCCTAAAGTTAATGGCGCAACAATAGGACTTGCTGACCCGTATGATGTGTTGTTATTGTTATCAGTAACCGCATAAACAGCAGCTTGGTCACCTGCTGTAGGTGTAAACGCAATCGAAGCAAAGCCGCCCTGGTCTGTAACAGATGTTAATGTGGGGGCTGCGGGAGGCAACGAAGCGTATTGTTCTGTAACACCATATAACGTAAACACACTATATTGAACGTATGTAGTAGTTAAGTTAGCTGTATCAGGAGTTAGAGTAATAGAGGTTATAGGCGCAGTGCTTAAATAGGAAGACGCAGCTGTCAAGATAATGTTTGCAACAGCATTGTTTTCTGCAGTACCGTCTACAATTAATTGTTTGTAGTTTCCAGACGTGTAATTTGGAATATACATTTCAGTATTGCTAAAAATGTTAGCACTACTTCCAGCATTAGGTATATAAACAATTCCGTTATTTCCAGCGTTATACGCATTTGCAACTCCTTGCGTAATGTTTACCGTTGTAGGGGAGTTTGTAGCTTCCCACATAATAGTTCTTGAAGGAAAAAGCGTAGTGGTATTTCCATTAAAAGTAACTTGAGTATCTGAGAATGTTCCGCCACCAGTTAAAGAGTCTCTTGCAGATACCTTTAATACTAAGTCAGTGTAGGTCTGAGGTATGTTGCTAAACGTTACGCTAGACACTCCGCCAGCTCCCACTGTGTAAGTGGCGATTGGCTGCATAAAGATAGTCATTTAGGCCGCCTTAATCCCATAAATGTCAACTCTAGTGCCCGCCGCAATTAGGTTAAACCCAGCTAAAGTTATGTTATTAATTGCGGCAGTGTTCTTCCATACATAAGAGTTCATACAGATGTTCCCATTAGTAGTGCTTACATTGTTATCATCCCAGCCTCCAAATACTTTTACAGACTTGTATTTATTAGTATTTGTATAATCTAAGATTTCCACAATATATGTAGCAAACGTGTTAGCTAAAGATGTGGTTATGGGCATACTTGCAGATACTAAACCAACACTACCTGCAACGCTTTGTCCAGCAGTTGCTACTCCAGCAGTGCCGTTTCCAGACATGTAGTGGTTATAGTAGTTAGCGTTTGTAACGTCTGCATTAAAGTTACAACGAAAAGAATCATAAGAGCTGGTCGCAGACCTAGCAAATACTCTAACTTGTAGATGAGTATAGGTTTGAGGAAGGTTAGTAAAATCAAACCCATAACCTAAAGAATCAGCTTTTACCGAAGATGCTATTGGATACATGCTCATTGGTTTACGCCCCTGACTCCATAAAGGGTTGCTGTAGTTCCTACTCTTAAGTAAAGACCTGGAATATTAAATTGTATAGATGTAACAGGGGACGTGCTTCTATAAAGTCCAACACTCATGTCATTGTAAGAAGGACCATTGTTGTTATCCGCTGCACATCTAGAAATCATTGTTTTATTAAAAGATGAATTTGTATAGTTTAATACATGAACAATAAGCGAAGAGAACAAAGCGGCTGGTCCATTAGACACGGTCATACCCATTTGAGAACCACCTTGAGCTAATAAACGGGTACTTGTAGCTGTGGTTAGGTTGGCCCCACTTAATCCAGCAGCTGATAGGTTTGTAATAGAATATATGTTTGAACCATCGTTATTTAAGTTTACATATATACCGTAGCCGTTTGTATAAGAGGCGTTAGCTACAGATGCTACTAACATAAGGTCTTGATATGCTTGCGGCACGTTATTAAATATAACGTTAGCGGTTGTTGTATTAGTTACTGTTGAGTAAGCTATAGGTACAACAGCGCCTTTTGTTGAACCCGCAGCTGGGGCAAATACTGGCATTTAAACCCCCTACGCAGTAATGTCGCCGACAAGTACCCAAGTATCTGTGGCACGTTTTAACAAAGTTGCAAAAGACCATTGACCACGAGTTTTAAGTCCTGGGTTAGCGTTCACAGTTACGCCTGATGCCCCAGCTACAGTAATCTGTCCAACACCAGTTTGAAGCAGTTGAATCTGTGTTCCAATAGCAAAAGGCACTGTTGCGTTAGTAGGTACGGTTACCGTGCTACCACCAGAGTTAGACATTTCAATAACAAGACCGTCATCTGACAAAGCCAAAGTATAAGTAGAGCCGCCTTGTGTGTTGGTAGGTATGTGGTAAACCACGTTATTAGTAACCGCAAGAGAGGTCAGAGTTCCAACAGATGTAAGGGAAGAAGAAACTACGTTAGAGGCAAGGGATGTTCCAGAGAGCTGAGTGGCTGGGAATGAGCCCAGTACATAAGATAAAGAGTTGTAGGCGGTTGTGCCGTTACCAATCTTGCCCTTGTTAGTATCGGTCTCGTAACCAAACTCACCAGCGGCTAGTACTGGATTCTGGGAAGCCCAAAGAGCCGCGGTACCACGGCGAAACTGTAGTACTGTCTGTGCTGCCATTTAGGGTGTTCCTCCATCTAGCGTGTTAATTACATCCGTGCTCTGTCTACTTGCTAGTCCTGCATCTACTGAGGAAGTAGAATCTGGCTCTCCGCCGTCAAAGCCACCGCTAAGTAGGCGAGCTACTTGATAAGCTCTTGAAGTCATTTAGACACCCACTCTTTTTTATCTTCGTTCCAATTATATAGTTTACCGTCATTTGGATACTTTTTAGGGGGAACCCAAGTGCAGGTTTCTTTGTCTAGAGTCCAAGACGCGTAAGTTCTAGGCGGTATAAACGCGTCAAGGTCTTTATCATAGGTATACCCTATTCCAGCGTAGTTTTTACGAAAAGGTTTTCCGCCCAGTATGTGAGCACCTGCTCTAGTGTTATAAGAAGTTTGAACCCAAGTGCCGCCAAGGTTATCAACTAACCACTGGTAACCTTTATCAGGTTCGTTGTCATCACCTATTAATACCTGTACTACTACATTGTTTTTATCAATCTCAGCCCAGTGTGCCATTACCCACCTACCTGCGAACGAGCGTAACGAACAATAACTAAACCTGAACCACCTGTACCAGATGCAGAGTTTGATAGGTACTGAATAGAAGACCCTCCGCCTCCACCGCCAGTATTGGCAAGGCCATTTCCTCCAGCAGCAACAGCAGCAAAACCGCTTACAGGGTATGTAACGCCTCCGCTACCCCCACCACCAAGGCCTCCAGCTCCAGCGGTAACTCCTTCTCCAGGGCAATTAACGATACCATTAGTAATAGTTCCTGTAGGCGCGCTAGGCACTACAAATTGGAAAGTTGTTGCGGTAGGGGCAGAAGTGACAATCCAGTTACCGTTAGGCGCATTGCTTCCTGCGGTAGTTCCATACACACTTATATACTGACCTACGATTAAACCGTGAGCTGCTGGTGTTGTACATGTAATAGTTGTACCAGAATACGTAAATGAGGCAGTAGGTGTTGCTATAACTGGGGCACCTGTAATAGTTCCTGGGGTTGTTCCGTTAACTGGGGCTACGGGTACTGTAAACGTAAATACTGTTGTAGAGGTTACAGAAGCAACTGTATATAAACCATTTGGTGAGTTGGTCATCGTTTGTACAAGAGTTGCGGCCCCTGTTTGCATAACATAAACGTATTGACCAGCTGTAAGGCCGTGAGCGGCTGGAGTTGTTACTGTAATAGTAGTTCCAGAATAAGTCATTGTGGCGCTTTGTAAACCAGAGGCGTACTCAATCAGTGTTTGACTAGCGCCCCCGCCACCACCACCAAAGTAGTAAGTTCCTCCAGAGTTTTGTCCGTAACCTGTTGCAAGTCCCCATGAAGAATATGCACTTGTTCCAGCTCCGCCAAAACCTCCTCCTAGAGGACCACCGTTGCCACCTGCAGCGTTAGCTCCACCACCACCTGAACCACCAAAAACACCAATTGCTGAGTCGTAGCCAATTCCGCCATTATAGCCTTGACCAGAAGTTCCAGAGCCACCTCGGTTACCCGCACCATTGTGGTTACCACCACCGCCTGAACCGCCATTGCCACCATCTACGCCAACGTTTCCACCAGAGAGTGTTCCCGTTGGAGTAAGGGTAGCTGTAAATGTAAATTGAGTAGAGGAGTTAATAGCCGTAACTGTCCAAGGGTTAAGGCCTGCATAGTTGTAAGAAGGCGTTTGTAGTACCGTTGTTGTGCTAGCTGGAAGACTAATTGTTCCAACAGGAGGTGTTGCCACAATTACAGTAAACTGTGTAGTGCTTAGTACTTGGTAAACAGTCCAGTTTCCGTTAGGGGCAGCTGAACCGCTAATAGTAGTATTTGCAATTTGAATAGATTGACCAACACTTAAGCCATGAGCAGCCACAGTTGTTACAGTTACTACTGCTCCAGAAGAGGTTATAGAGGACACTCCAGACGCTGGAGTAATAACAGCGTTACTTAAACTGTTTGGTGCGTTTGTTCCTGTAGTAGCAATTCCCACTGTTGTTACTAATGAGCCCACTGCTAAGTTATTTGGGGTAGTTGTTGTTACTGTAATTGTGGTTCCCACGTAAGTAACTGTAGAAATAGCAAATGATGCGGAGCCTCCACCGTTACCTCCACCTATAGCAGTAAGTCCAGCAAAAGTAGAGTTAGCTCCATTTGATGGGACAGCGCCGCCCGCACCAACTGTAACAGCAGCACTAGAAGCAATAGTCTGGTTTGGTGAATAAAGAACACCGCCCGCACCGCCGCCACCTGATGTACGGTCAGTGGTATACCCTCCACCGCCACCGCCAGCAATAGCAAGAACGTCAGCGGTAAGCCCTGGTCCACCGCTAACTGCAAGTGTTCCGTTAGCCGTAAACGTTCTATAGTAGTAAGTACTATCAGATGTTAGAGTACCACCTGTTACTACGTTACCAGGAGTTACGATTGCGTTAGAAGCTCCACTTGGTATGCCAACACCAATAGAGTTTGTAGTAGTTGCTGTAAAGGTATAAGAAGTATATTGGTTTAAACCAGATACTGTTATTGGGCTAGTGGTTCCTGTACCTGTGGCACCTCCAGGAGATGCTGTAACTGTGTAGCTTATTGGGCTTCCCGAAGATGCGGGGGTAAAGGATACGCTGGCCGTATTGTAAGCTGTTACTGTTGCAAAAAGGTTAGTTGGAGGTGGGGCATAAGCAGCGGTAGAGAACGAGGAAGAAGCAATACTTGGATTACTTGAACCAAAGCTGTTATTAGCAACAACAGTAACTGTATAAGCGGTTGCGTTTTCTAAGTTACTTAAAGTAATAGGTGAAGAAGAACCTGTAGTTAATCTAGGAGAGGATGAAGCTGAAACTGGAGTAGCGGTTACAGTATACGAAGTAATTGCTGAGTCACCAGAATAAGTTGGAGGTGTAAAAGATATTACAGAACCTTTAACTACGTTAGACGTTCCTGATACGTTTGTTGGAAGACCAGGAACATTTCCGCTTAACGCTGCACTAGACCAAGATGTACCGTTAAATACCTCAATAGATTTAGTATCAGTGTTAAATCTAACATAACCAGTTTGTGGGTTTGCTGGTCTTTGCGCAGTAGTACCTGTAGGCAGACCTAAACTTTGGTTTCCTATAAATACTGGGTTTTTAGATATGTCTTGCCCAGAAACGTATAAGCTTCCATCGATGTTTACTGAAGACGTCTTTAACGCATCCGAGTACGGGTGATTGTACTTGTTTTCAGCCATTTGGCTACTACCTTAAGCCTGAGCTTCAGACCAAGCAATACGACCGAGAACGTTAACGGCGGCGTTACCAACGTTAGTTACTGTAATAGTAAGTACGTCTGGTCCGTCTGGATAGATACCAGCGTTTGAGTAAGGGCTAACTCCGCCACCCAAGACTGCGTTACCAAGGTCTCGAACTAGTGATAAGTCAAGCGAGCCCGTTGAGTTAGTAAAGAATCCACCAGTGTTTTCACCGCCAGTTACTGATGTAATAGAGCCGTTAGCGTTGAGTGCATAATCTGCAATCTGTGCAAGTGAAGAGTTAGTCTTACCCACTACGTTACCTACAGCGTTAGTCCAAGATGTAGATGTAGTCGCAACTCCGTTAAGTACAGCAGTAACCAGGATGTTAGCTGGGCTGGAAGTAGTTGAGATATCTAGCGCACGAAGGATTAACTGCATACGGTTAGTAAGTTCACGAGCACCAAATGGAGCAGCTACGCCGTTATCTACAGAAGGAGCAATTCGGATTGAGAACAAAGCCTTAGGTGCGCCTGTAAATGTAAGTGGTATTGATGAGATAGTGATGGCTTGTGTAACAGTAATCTGAGTACCAGAGACCACAGTTGCTACGTAAGTACCAGCTGGAACACCTGTTCCAGTAACTAGCATACCTGCAATAATGCTGGTGTTAGAAGCTGCTAGGTTTACTGTAGTAGAGGCTGAAGCTGTACCAGTTGCGGTAGTTGTTGCGTTAACTGGCGCGATAGCTGTCTGATAAGTCTGGCCGTAAGTAAAGAGAAGAGACTTATCATCATCGTAACGGCCATCCATGATAACTGATGTACCCCAGTGAGAGATGGATGGTGCAAATGTAGGCCACCCAAACTCAACTGCTACGGGAGCAGTTGATGAGTATGTAAATGATTGTCCAGATGCAGCACCCATAGGAAGAACAGCCACTGTTGGGTTATTTGCAGTTACTGCTTGGTTAAGCGTAACTGTAGTTCCAGAGATAGAGGAAATAAATGTTCCATCAAGAATGTTAGCTCCAAATACACGCTGACCAACTTGTAGTCCAGAAGTAGAGGACACTGTTGCAATGTTAGAACCAGAGTTAACTGTAAGAGCAAGCGAGGCGTTGCCTGCCTGTCCTCTAGTTAATCCAGTAAACGTTGTAGAAGTTATTCCTGTGTAGTTAACAAACTCATAAGTAGAGGCGTTACGAATGCAAAGAGTTCCAGATGATGGGAAGTTTGCAGTGCTTGCTACAGTAATGCTTGAATCTGTTGAGCCTACTGAAGATGTGATGTATGTAGTAGGTGGGATTGTAGAAGTCTCATAACGTCCTGGAAGGTTACCTGAGCGCATGTAGGCTTCAGTGTTAACGTTGTTGTTCATCATACGGTGGCAGTAGGTAACGTCTCCACGTGAGCCACGAAGACCCCAGCGGACAAAACCAGCGCCGTACCAAGTAAAGTCGATGTAGAACATCTGCATGTTTGCAAGGTTAAGGGTATAACCAGAAGGTCCAGTTCCGTCCATCTTGTCAATGTTCCACTGAGATTGAGGAATCTTAGTATCTACTGTACGTGAAAGAACTACATAGCTTGATGAAGCTCCACGATATGAAGGACTGATTGTAAGCGAGGTGTCAGATGCAATATCGGTTACGCGATAAGACTGTCCGCGAAGAACGATGTAATCGCCAACAACTAGCTGTTTAGAAAATACTGTAGGGAATGATGAGTTTGTCTGCGTAACTGTATTTGAGCCCTGAGTTACGGTTACCTTACCTGCTACTTGGAAAGTAGAGTTACGACGTACTGCGTAGATGTTGTTACCGTCGTACTCAAAGAATAAACCGTTCTGCTGGTCAAAGATACCGAGGCGGCCTACGGCACCATTCCAGTTAAGTACCGAGATGTTAAACGCACCAGAGGCTGTAGAGGCTGAAGGTGTTGTTAATGCTGTATAGGTAAAGGTGTTATAGCCAGTTACTGAAGTAACTGTATAAGTTCCATTGTATGCAGATTCATTAGCTCCGTAAACAAGAATGGTAGAGCCAGGGTTAATGTTGTGCTTTTCCTTTGTTTGCGCGGTAATAGTTGTACCAGACGCTGTCAAAGAATCAAGAGAGGTATAAGGCTTAAGAACAGTACCAGAGGACATCTGGATGCCCTTACCTGACTGGTATCGGAAGTAACGTCGAGTTTGACGGATTGCAGATTCAAAATTAGATTGAGCGTTGCTAGAAAAAAGAACTCCGCCATCAAATGCACGGTGTAGGAACTGAGCCTGTGGGCGCATGTAAACCGCAGCTCCAGAGTACACAATAGTTCCTGTTGGTGTGTTTAAGGTGTAGTAAGAGAATGTGGTGTTGTTTGTAATCGTTGCTACAACAAAAGAACCATTTGGTGCGTTAGTAGAGGCGGTAAGACCTGTAACAGCAATTTCATTACCAAGTGAAAGGCCGTGAGGGACAGAAGTTGTAACAGTCACTACGTTACCTGAGTATGTAACAGAGGTAGGAGCTGTTCCAATCTGAGCTCCTGTATATAGGGTACCGAAGTAGATAGCGGTTTTGTTAGTATCAAAAACTGAAGTGATAGAGGTAGTGTTTACTGCTCTAGCTGTATAGGTAAAAGTAGTTGTGCTTGGGATTGTTTCAATAACAAAGTTACCGTTAGCAAGGGATAGGTAACAGTCTTGAACGGTGATAGGGGTTACGTTTGTAGGGATTGTGCCAGTCGCTGCAATACCGTGAGCTGTTGAAGTTGTAACAGTCACAGTACGACCGCCGTTTGCGATTTGGATATCTGAGATGTTAGAAAGAGGCGCTGATGACTGAAATGCAAATGGGCGATTATCAATAAGAGCAAGGTTTTCCCACTTAGAAATCTGGGTACCATATTCAAAGTCGGTATCAATCAAAGCCTGTGGCTGAGATACGCGGAACTTGTTAGTTGGGTCAGTTTGGGTTTCAGCTGGCTGGAAGGACTCGTTGTACTCGTCTATTGTAATCTGCAACTTATCAGTGGCTGACATAGCTGAAGTGTTGTAGTTAAGTACGATGGTTGTGTATTCACTGTAGTCGGTTGAGCTTGTTGCGATTGAGTACGAGGTTGCACTAAGCGATGGGTCAGAGAAGTTATAGATAACTTTATTTTTGGTTACGTTAGTAATTAAGACAAGGCGCTCCTGCAAAACGGCGCGTGGGATAACAATAGTTCTAGTAGAAGGCGTAAAGGTGTACGCGGTCTGAAGGATTACTTTTCTTGCCATTTACGCTCCTAGTAAGATATCTACTGCCTTGAAGGGGTAGGTTGGGTAGTTAATTACGTTCGAGCCTGGTTGGACTAGACCGTAAAAGGTTGACCCTGCTGGAGGAACTTCAGAGAAGGTTATGTACCCGTCCGAGTCCACCATAAAGCCATCCATCGGCATGCCTGATTGCCAGACATACTCAGGAAAGCTTACTGTTTGAATAATACCATTTATTGTAATTAAAATACGCAAAGGGTTGGTAATACTTATTCTGGACCCTTGGTAAGTAGGGTAAAAACGGTTTTCAATACCATCAAACTGGTAGTAGAGGTTGTCTAGCGGGACGATTGTGTAGTCCTGCCAGCTCATACCTACAGTAGCTGTTGAGTCTGCAGCAAGGATAGTTCCGTCTGCGCCTACGTTTAATACCTGAGCTACGTTGGCGATAACACCTACGCTAAGGTCGCCCTTAGCTGTGGGTTGGGCAGAGCCAGTGGTGTTGATGCTTAGAGTGTTATAAGAGATTACGTCTACTACATCTCCAAAGAGAAGAGCGGACGCAAAAGTAATTGAGCTCTGGGTAGTTGCGGTGTAGTCGTTACCGCGAACCATGAGGACACCATTTAGGTATACCTCTTCATTACCGACTACATAAGAAAGCGTGGTTGTGGTATTGGTTCCTGTGTTGGCTACCCCAGAGAGTACTGTTTCTCCGCCCGCGGCAAGGTAAGACCAACGAGTCTGGTTAGCTCCGCCTAATACTAGGTTCCAGCTTGTTCCATCCCAGGTCCACTGACGACCTGAATAGTAGATAGAGGCGCCAAGGGCGGGGGATGCAGGAAATTGAATAGCCATTAGTACGATGGTATTCCGTATTTAGACGCTAGGTACGCTTCAACTTGTTGATACTCAGTGGAAGACAATGTTCTGTTAAACCATATCATTTCCGCTACGTCAGCGTATGAAGCTTCAGCTCCACCAGAGAAGTTATTAATGCAAGGTGTACTGCCTGATGTAAAAGTTCCGCTATTTGCAGTGTGGCTAATACCATTAGAGCGGTATAGGTTATTTTGGTCTGTTGAGTAAATCCAAGGCCCTCCACCAGCAGTTGCTGTATACGTAAATTGGGAGGTCGGACCTACCAGCCAGTTTTGGTGAAACGCCACGCCTACCACACCGCCCCAAAAACCAGATAGCCAGTTATATGTACTATCAGTAAAGATACGGGCTTGAACGCTGCTGTCATATCGAGCTACGTGGAAGAATGTGTAAGCGGCTGAAGAGCTGCTTACTGCTATACCCATAGTGCTAAGAGTTGGTAATTGAATTTTAGTTGAGGTTGGTATGTAAACATAATTAAAAGTTCTAGATGCCCCGTAAAGAGAGTTAGACCCAGTAAACACGTTTTGTATACTCATACTACCTACGTTAGTTATGTTGCTTCCTAAAATGTGTCTAGCATTTCCAGACAAGTCATTCCATTGTGTTCCATTAAATGAATCTGCAGTAAACCAAGCTGCAAGTCCAGAGGTAACTGGAAGAGAAGTTTGAGTGGTTATAGAAGCAGCAAGGTTAGTTGAGTTTCCTCCAGAATCCGTAGCTGTAAGCGTAAAGTTATAAGTTTGAGAGCTGCCACTCGGGTTTCCGCTAATAACTCCTGTAGCAGCGTTAAATGAAAGTCCCGTAGGTAGAGAACCACCTGTTAATGAATAAGTAACAGCGGAACCTCCATCGGCATCAGTTGCTGATACAGAATACAAATACGTACTAATACCAGGATAAGCATTTGGAAGCGGGCTTGTTGTTACCCATACTGGGTTGACACCTGCGCTAATTGTGGGACTTGCAAGAATATGAGAGTTGGTGCCTATTGGGGCGTTTACCCCTGGATTGGTAGCTGTTAATGTGTAAGGGGAATACGCAACTGGAAAAGTATCTGGTCGTGTAACAATAGCTGAGTTAGGCGAACCTACAACAACAGATTTAGCTGAACGTGATACTAAGTCCGAACCAGTAAAAGTAACAGACATTCCATTATTAAAGTTTAAACCAGTTAAAGTTAAAGAATTATTAATGTTTGCAAGGGTTGTTGGGGTAGCTCCTGTTAGCACAGGGGCCGCTCCTGTTTCAGTAGTTTCTGCGGCTGTAGTAAATGTAGTCTTATAAGAAAAACTAAGAAGGTCACCAACGGTTCCTCCAAGAACCACTAGCTTATTAAAACCGCCTGTAGCAGTAAATGATTTAGTCCCTGTATAGCCAACAAGGGTACCAAGAGAGTTATAACCGTAAATATCAATACTTGTATCGTTAGCTGCAGATGTAATACTGTAAGAGCCTGACGGATATTCTTTATCAAATGTAACTGTAGAATAAGTAGAAACAATGTTTACGTTAAAGTCATTAGCATTAGAAGATGAAGTAAATTTAGAAACAGCCATTATGCAAGCTCCGTACCGTACAAGTTATAAGCAACACCTTGAGTTGTGTTATAAACGTAGATGGTTGCTCCCGCTTCTAGCGTAATACCAACAGTGATAAAGTTAGTATCATTTCCAGCTACCTTAGAGTCGTAGGCAATGTAAGAAGCGCTTCCTAAAGTACCTCCGCTTGGTACTGTAGCAATACGGAATGTAAGTTGTGAGCCTGTTGTGTTACAGACAGCAATGGTGGAAATAACCGCAGACTTACCAGCCCCAACTGTGTAAAGAGCGGTGCTTGTTGCTGCCGATGGATAGGCTTGGGCCAGAATCTTCATTGTAGCTGCCACGTTATGCCCCCATCGTTAAGAAGTTATAGGCAAGAACAGTTGCTGGGTCTAAAGTTGCAGAGCTACCAGAACCGCTTCCCGCACCAATTTCTAACCAGTAATTATTATAGTAAACAAAAGTCTGTCCTGTATTGGAATCAAACCACAAAGAACCAGAGATAACAGTTGGACCTGTAGGTGGTGTTGCTGAGACAGTTACGCCTCCGCCAGAACCTACGGCATTCCACAGAGTTCCGTTATAAACCTTAACTTGATTAAGTACCGTATTAAAGTAAAGGTCACCAGCGGCGGCAGAAACAGGGTCACTTGCCGCGCTAACTAGGTTAAGGCTGGCTAATACGCGAACTGACATTTACTATCCTATTACTACGACGTTATATGCGTTTACTCCTGGTGCTGTAGCAAAGGATACCGTAACAGTATTAACAGTTGAATTCACCACGTCGGTGAATACCTGAGCATATGTCGAAGCGTCAAAGATAGTAACTTGTACAAATCTTGTATTGAGATTGTGGGTAACTGTATAGGAAGTAGTAGAGCCATCACCGATTGTGGTTGTGTATTTGCGGGCTACTACGTCAGTATTGATAGCTACCTGGTTAGTGGTAGCCGCTCCCGCGGCTCCCTGACCAGAGATAGTGATACCAAGACCTGGAGTTACCGCCAAACCTGTAGAGGTTGTATTAAGACCTGAAGTACCTGGTAGGAGGATTAATGAACCAGATGAGCTGGTTGTAAGACCGCCAGTGCTGGTTGGGTTGAGGGCAAGACCATTTACGTCTGTCTTCAAACCTGAGGTAGTTGGAAGAAGTACTGCCGCACCTGTTGTGCCTGTTTGCAAACCACCTGTTGAAAGTGGGTTAAAGGTAAAGTTGTTACCTGAAAGAGTTACGCCGTTAGACGCTGTATAGGTACCAGCACCAGAGAACTGGCTGAAGACGATAGCGTCTGTGCCAATCTTAATACCGTTAAGTGGTGTTGTAGAGGTACCTGTTGCGGTTTGTACCCAACCACTTGACTGGTTAAGGGTTCCAGAAGATACGAATACAAAGTCACCAGCAACAACTTCACCAGCAACAACTCCGTTATCAGAGTCAACAGCACGTGTAAGGACTGCGCTTACTCCAGTTGTACCCGCAGTTGTTACTACATAGATACCGTTTTGAAGAGCAGTTGTTTGATTCTTTACAAGGATGCGGTCGTTAGCTGCAACAACTTGGCCGTCAATAGAAAGCGCACCTGTAGCTGTAATAGTAAGCGTTGCGCCTACACCAAGACCGCCGTCTTGGCCAGCAGTTCCGTTTGCGTATGTAGCAACAAGGTTTGCAGTAGTTGCAAGACGAACGCTACCGTGAACGTTAAGGCCTTGAGCAGTGGTGTCTACATAGTTCTTGTTAGCAGCGTCTGTTCCAGATACTGGAGTTGCAACGTTAGTGACTTTATAGCCACCCATTGAGTAGTCGCCAGTTGCGGCAGCTAAAGCGTTAAGGTGAATGCTTCCATGGTCTGCGTCTGTGTGACGGTGAACGTGGTCAGCGCGAGAAACTTTAAGTGATGTACCTTGTGCGTTAGCTGAGCCAAGCGCAGCCATATCCGCAGTAAGGCCGTAAGGCATAACTGGAATCCAGTTAGAGGAGTTTGTAGTTCCATTAGATACGTAGACAACGCTATTGGTGAGGTCCAAGTACATTGAACCTGTAGACATAGGCGTAGACGCTGGTGCGCCTGAACCTGTAGCAACTCCACCTACTGGAGCCCAGCCAGTACCTTCATAGACTTTAAGCTGATTAACTGTGTTGTCATAAACAATCTGACCAGTGACTGGAGCGCCGATGGCGTTAATCTGGGTGCTGGAGAGATTTTGGATTCGGGCATTCTGAAGCTCAAGCTGATTAAGGTTAATCGGCGTTAAGAAACTACGTGACATTCACTCTCTCCTTATGAAAGGTAGGCGTTACCGCTAAAGGCTGATTGAAAGTGGACCGTAAGTTGTTTAGGACTTGTGTATGTGATTTCGCCTTCAACTATGGTACCAGTGGAATCTTGAACCGTCACGTTAGGGTAAAAACCTAAATTATGTGTGATGGCCCAATCTGTTGCGACTACCCCCTGAACATGGTGGTAGGCAATCGATGGTGCATTGATAGCTCCAGCCGTAATGTTAGTTACGGTTACTGCTGCTGGGGCCGTTTGTGGAACTGTAATGACAACGGGTTGTGTCTGTGGGTATATGTTAGTCAAGGGTCACCTGCTGCTGCACGAATACTTGTCCTTTAATGTAGGTCTGTTCGAAGTCTGTATTAGAAGAGTTGGTTGCCTGCAAATCCCAGAATGCGCGTACTGGTAGGTACTGGGTAGCTGAAGACGTTAATGACAAAGTAATAACGCCGTCTGCTGGGTTAGTCTTTGCGATATCAAAGGTGGCATAAAGAGAAGGCGCATTTGGATAGGTTCTAATCTGAGCCTTAAAGGTTAGGTTAGTAACATCAAATGGGAAGATAAATTGCTGAGACCAAGAATCTCCTTGGTAAATCTGGATGTCATATACGCCCGCATACTCTGGAAGAGGAGTGCGGCCAAGCATATCGTTTTGAAGGTATACCCGCTCTGGTTGACGGCTATCGTCAATTTCTTGAGGCATGTAGATTGGGACAAGCTTATTGGTTGTGCGTGAGACGCGACGTAGGGTGCCAATCTCAAGGCGCCATAGTCCAATGTTAAGCGCTGAGCAAAGCTGCTTATATTGTTCCCATCGCTGAGCAATAATTCCAGTTAGCTGCTCGTAGCGTTGTGCGCGTGGGATGGTTACCCCATCTGGAGCAGTAATATTAATGTCAAAGGCTGCATCTGTAGCAAGCGCCCATAGAGCCTCAATAGCAGCCAAGATAGCAATTGGATACTCTTCAACAGGCTGAATGCTGTTAAGGGTAACTGTGCTGCCAAAGCTATCTGTGCGGTTATAGGTATGCTGAGTTACCGCTGTATTGATAAAGGTAGTTAGGTCTGCGTCTAAGAAGTAGCGGACTGTGGACCCCTGAACCACGATTGCCGCGCCGTTAGCTGGGGCAGATACAAAGGTTAGAAGTCCAGTGTTGCCCTCTAAAGAGTATTGGTTTGGATAGACCTGGGCGGTGCCGTTTACGGTCACATAGAGGTTAGTAAGCTCAACAGGCTTAACGTTTAGATAGAAGGTCTTAGTTGACCCATCGCCTGTTCCAGTAAAAGTAAAAGCTTTAGAGGTGTCGCCTAGCTCTGTACGAACTCTTGTTAAAAGGTCTGCAAGTAGGGCCACCAACCACTCCTAACTCTTAACCTAAATGGTTTCAGTTTTTAATTAAAAAATCTGTATAAACGAATAAGCGGGCCCGAAAGCCCGCCCACTCTCGCTAATTATTTTATAGCGTATTAGCTAAGTAACCCTTTTCCTTAAGGTGCTGAGCTACCTGCTTAGTTACTGTATAGCGCTGACCAGCTTTGAAGTTGTAGTTATTACCAGCTCCGAGAGTCATATTTTCAATGGTCTCAATAACTCTAATCTCTACAGCATCGTTATCTGGGTTTCCTACTGTGATAACTTCATCGACAATTACTGTCTGACGGTCTGGGACTCGTGCATCAATAACTTCTTCTGAAAGCTTAGCGGCTGCGGTAACGGATGCCATTGACATCTCATTTGCTCGTTCAGCCTGAACCTCTGCATTAGCTGCAAGAGCCTCTTCACGTGCGCGACCAGTTACATCTGTGGGCTTCTTTGTAGATGCCATTTGGATTCTCCTTGTTAATGTCTCAGTTAGATAAGGCGGGCCCTCACGAGCCCGCCCTTTAAGCTATTTAGTTGTAATTAGTTGGTTTCTGCAATGATTACAGACTGGTCAGTGATAAGACCAAGACCGAAGATTGAGTACCAAGCAAGTGCATGCTCACGACCGAAGTCGAGGATTCCGCCATCGCGGAGTTCGACTGGGAGTGAGATAGCGTGACCGAATGCGTTGTCTCCAATGAAGATAGCGCTATAGCGGTCTGAACCACCGTTACCTGTGTAGGTAGCTGGAGTTGTGTATCCTCCACCAGCTGTGACAGTTGGGTTAGCAACTGCAGTATCAGCTGTGTAAGAAGTACCAGCTCCACCAGCAACCTTGAGGACCTGTGTGGTCTCAATGAAGACTGTGTCGTACAAGCGACCAATTTCACCGAGCATGAAGTTACCAGGTGCTGCGTACTTGGTTACTTCGATGAATTCTGGATTGTCACGAAGCTTACGGCTTTGGTGTGGGTGCACAAAGCAAACGTAAGTCTCGCCCAACCGAGGGATGTTCTTGGTTGCGAGTGTCTCGACAGCGTCCTTGACAGTGTGAGGTGTCAAGTAGAAAGTACCAGTCATTGACGCACGGGATGTACCCTTTGTGCCATCTGCGTACCAGTTGTTAACTGCTGAGAGGTTTGAGCGGTCTTCACCATAGATGGTTGAAGTAGCTGCGTAGAGGGTATCGCGTGAAAGCTGGTCTAGGTAGATAGCCATGTTGCGACCCAATAAACGTGAGGCTGAAGCCATTACGTCATCGAATGAAGCATTGAGCAAGAGCTCAGATACTGCAAGAGCATAACCATGCTCAGTTACAGTGATTGAGAATTGCTGTGCTGTAAGTGCGTTAGTCTGCATGCGAACACCTTCAACAAGCGCTGAAGCGAAGCCGAGGTTGTTGTAACGCATGAAGTTGATTTGAAGACCAGGAGCAACACCGAGTTCAGTCTTCTTGACTGCGAACTGCTCAAAGCGAAGGATTGGCATGGCCTGGAAAAGAATTTCCTTGGACCAGATTGTCTGAATCGCCTGAGTTAGCTGGGTGTTGGTACCTGAGTATGCTGTAGGTGCTGCGGCAAGATTGCCTGTACCTGTAATACTTGATGCCATTTAGCTATGACTCCTTGTTAGATTTTTATGGGTTGGGGGGTATTAACCGAACAGCCCGCGAGACTTACCACGAGCAGATTCGCTCATGATGCGGTCTCTGTATTTCGCGTATTCGTTCATCGGCATGGCTGCAATCTCTTGAGCCGTTAACGTACGTTGCTCCATATTGGTTTCCAGTGGTCCAGCGGGAGGAGTAGTAATACTCGTTCCCTTCATTTCTTTTCTGGCTGTCTGCATAGCAGACTGCGCAGATTCAAGAATACTTGCTGAGCGTTCCTTTAACTGTTCCACGCTTGCTGTAATCTCTTCACGGCTATTGCCTTGAATGAAATCAACAAGTTGTGGAATGATATTGTCGCGCTCGGTTTCAATCACTTGCTGGCGATAAGCTTGCAAGTCTGCAAAGGTCTTTTCGCGCTCCAGAAGAGCGAAGGCTCGTTCGCGTTCTGAACGCTCACGCTCCAACTGCTCCTGCAACTCTTTTGTCTTTAGTTCTGCATAAGACTTCGCATCGAGCTCAGACTCTTGTGCTTCCTTAAGACGTGCCGCCTCAGCTTCCGCTTCAGCCGACTTACGAGATGCTTCTTCTTCTTTTTCTTTCCGTAGAGAGTTTAGCTCTTCCTTCAAAGATTCAATCTGTGGGTAGAGCTTGTCCTTCTCTTGCGAACGGACTTTAGCTAAATCCTCATCTGTGTAGAACTTAGTTGAGTTCGTAGTAGTAACAGTAGGCGCGTCAACGCCCGACACATTTACGACTGGAGCCGTTCCAGCTTCTGCTTCAAAAGCAGTAGCCATGTTTTCTGCAGTATCTGACATGCTTATATCCTTTGTATTCTAGGGGTCGTTTTCCGAAGTGAGAGCTCATATGACCTAACGTTGTTTAATTTTCTCGGTACCTACAAAAAAATACAGGCTAAACACCTTTATTTTTCGTAGTCTTGCGGAACCCTTCTCTGTGGGAGCTGTGTTCCGTAAGCTTGAGTTACCAAAGAGTTACGTAGCGCTTGGTCCGCTGTCTGTGCCTCAAGAACTGCTGGGTCAAGAATCTGTGGCATCTGTGATTCAGGAACGCCCATGTTCTCTACGCCCTTAGAGCCTGCAGGTGTTCCAGCCTGTTGAATAGGTTGAGCTGGGTTACCGCCAGCTGGAGATTGCATTCCAGTTAGGCTCATAATGTCGTTTTCAATCTGGGTCTGTACGAGCTTAAGTGCGCCATCAGATACGGCGTCATCAATAAGCTCTTGACGAATCTCTGTGAGCTTCTCAGCTGGGAACTCTTCGCCGAGTGAGCGCAATGCGCCTTCCTTAGACTCAAGGCCAAGAGAGAGCTTGCTCTGGATTTCGTTAAGAGCAATAAGCTTGTCGAGAGGAAGTGGCTGTGGGAAGTGCACATAAGAACGGTAGGTAAGTGGGTCGTTAGGGTCTAGCTGAGGAACTTGTCCTGGCTTTAGTGGAACCTGGCTAGCGTTAGGGTCCCAAATAAAGGTCTCTGGCTCTTTAATAGCAAGCGATAGAAGGATAAGTTCATTAACGCGCTCTAGACCGTGGGCGTATTGAATAATCTTTTGATGGTAGCGATTCATCAAAGGCTGGAACTGAATGCTGAGCGCAACACCTGAAGTGTTAGAGATAGGCTGTGCCTGACCAAGAGCGGTCTCTGGCACACCAATCATTTCGTGCATAGCCTTCTTGAGCATCATCAAGAAGTCCATAGCGCCCTTTAGACCTTGCGCGCCACCTTCTAGGTTTTCTACCTTTGCGTCTTTTGGTAGTCCGCCCCAGACTTTATTAGCACCCTTCTCGAGCTGAGAAGCCTTTGCACCGATGATGACTGTGACTGGGGCCGCATGATAGTTGACAATGTCTGCAATGTCAGTCGCGGTTTCGTTATAAGCCCTATTGATATTAATAATAGGCTCGCAGTCGCTGAGACCCCAAGGACTACCAGAAATACGAACGTTAGGAATATGAATAACGGGAATCGTGCCAAGCGGGTTAGGGCGCGAGTCAATGAGTTCATCATTTATGTATTCCTCGATGATGTCTTCTGTGAGGATTTCCGTGTAGGTAAACACCTGTCGAGTACCTTCCAAAGAAGTACCCCAGAAACGATACTTAAGCTTGAAACGGATAAGGCGTTCGCGGTCGTGTGGATGGAACTCGGGGAAACAAAAAGAAGAGTTAAGAGGCAGAATTCGTACACGACCAGGATGAGGACGACCTGAAGGGTCCACATAAGCTTCTTCATAAGCCACTTTAATAAAGACATCGCCCGACACCGTTCCTTGCTGACCGATTTCCCATAGGACTGTAGCTTTGTTGTTATCTACTTCCCATACACGCTCAAGTAGGTCTGGGACGATTGCTTCGGTCTGCTTAGGGCTGCGGAAGGTCACACCTTTACCAAAGGTAAAGTTAATAATGAAATCAGAGAATGCTTTGTAATAGTTAAGCATAATCTGGGCTTCGCCAGTTTGACGGCGATAAGAATAGTGATGGCCTAGATACATAGCCCAGTTAAGGCTATAGCGATTTAATCGAGGGCCGTGTACTTCAAACTCTTCATCCGCTAGCTCTACTAAGCCTAGTGGGGAGATGGAGATAGTTAAGTCAGAGGAGGCTGCACGATAACTCGGAGGAGAGAAATCAATCGAGCTCACCAATCACCTCTTTCACTTGAACTGCCTTAGGGTACCACTAATTGTCGATAAAACTATTTACCGACACGTTATCTGAAGCGTTCGCCTCGAATGTTGCCTTGGCCTACTGGCTTGGTAACTTTCTTCTTTGCAGACTCTTCTTGTTTTTCTTTTTCTTCCTGCACGTAATCGCGGAAGCGTGGGTCAATCTCTTTTTTAGAAGTAACAAACTTGCCGCCTAGTGACGCATACTTAGCGTGAACCCAGTGGGCTGCGGCTGGAGATGGATATGTGCTGAATCTGGAGCGCGCTTGAGCGACAACCATGTTCCACATTTTAGGGTTAGCAGGTAGCTGCTTAGGACCCTTCTTTACTTCTTTACCTGAGATGAGTGCCATCGTTAATCCTTAATAGGTTCCCGCCCCCGCGGGAAAGGAAAAAAGGCGGGGGTCGAGAATTGCTATTTAATTATTAGTCGTTGACGACTGAAGGGTTAAGGGCAGCTTGACGTGCGCCATTGCGGACAACCTCTTCAAAACGGTTATCGCCATGGTCAGCAAATCCACCAGCAGCAAACTCTTGTAGGTGAGTTGGTGCTTCTACCCAAGCTGCAGAACCAACGTGTGCGCGCTCGCGCATAGTCTCTTCTGGAAGCTTTTCAAAAACATTTGCATTGCGGTTAGCACGACCTGCAGCAGGAACATAGCCCTGCATTGCGCCCTTTGTGAATTCCTGTGGGACGTCTGTATCTGTAGCGATACCTTCTTCAAAACGAAGTGGGCCGCGTTGTCCTGGGACAGCAGCTGAAAGCTTGCGGTCGTATACAGGACTGTGCTTCTCTGGGAAGCGTGGTTCTGGGGCAATTGCCATTGTTAATCTCCTAAATTGGTTTGAGGACCTCAAGTAAAAGTGTGCTACGTATTGGGGTTAAATACAGGCTAAAGTCTTATCTATCTAAAGAAGGGGGAGCTAGAGACCTCTACCGATGGCATTGTTAAATCCATAGTTAGAGATACAGCAATAGCCAAACTATCGGCATAGTCATCATGGGCATGGGCTTCCTCAGGAGCATGTGCTAAGAAGTTAGGCCCAGTGAACTTAGTCTCTAGGTCTGTCATCTGTTGATAGAACCGTTTCCATGTGCGTAGACGACGCGTTTTTGCATGAGCAGGCCAACCAACCATACGACGGTCAATAAGAGCCTTAAGATGCTTCCACCTCTTAGACTGCTCTGGTTGGCTACTGCCAAGTGCATGAACTTCTGCTTTAGGTAGTAATAGCTTAAGTCTTTGGGCTACTGCATCGCCCACGCCATTTGAGTCAACTCCAACAGCAAGCACGTCATAGTTATTTAAAAAACTAACAATCTGGAAGTACTGGTCTTCCCAGTCATCACCCTGCAGCTCAAGCCAGTTGAGGATGCGGTGGTCAAAGTAACCAAACTCATCTGGGCGGTCCCAGTCAACCCAGACCACAGTTACAACAGTAGAGTCAATCTTACGCGCTGGGTCAATACCAACAACTACAGGCGTACGGTGCCAGGCTTTGACTGTTTCTTGAGAAGTGTCACCAAGCTCATCCATAACAGTAGACGTTACGAACATACCTCGTTCAAGAAGCCACTTGCAGTTGTACGACATCTGAAACTCGTCTGAGTCCTCGCCGATACGTAGCATCTCTTTCTTGATGTACTTAGCATAGTTGGCGTTAACCTTAGCCACATCTCGCCAATCCCATTGGAAGTGGTTCTGTCTAGAACGGGCTGTCTGAGCTCTTTTGTTTAACTGTATGCTTCTGTAAAAATTGTTCTTAGACGTTGTAGGCGTTCCTGTTTTAACCATGGTGCCAGAATAATAAGCAAGCATAGGGCTAATGGATTTAGAAACAACAAAATCATCCGCCTCTTGGCACTCGTCAATAACAATAAGATGAAAAGATTTAGATTCAATCTTGGCCCTAGGGTTAGCGGTCATCATCATAAGAGATGAACCTGAGTTCTTTAATTTAATCTGCCGTGTTACTCCAGGCACCTTGCCCAAGCTATCGTCAATCTCTGGGTCGCCTAGAATCTCTAAAGCGCGCTCGCTGGTTAGTCGGTTAACTGTACGACCGAATAGAGTTTCTACCTGACCCTCAACTGGGGCAAACATGCCAATCCAGATACCTTCTTTGAACTTCCCTAGAAGGTCTGGGTACATCTTGGCTAGGCGTGGCAGGAGAACCATAAGCGTAGCCACAGTGTTGGCGATAGTCTCTGACTTACCCGACTGACGAGCGGCAAGGGCGGTGATTTCCTCACCATCATTGATAATAACTGACTCGATAATCCGCTTAGCTAACGGCATCTGATATGGGTGAAGCTCATGCCCTACCAGCGCAGTCTGGAACTGAATGCAGCGCTCTACTATCTTTTTGACAAACTCCTTAGAGAGCTCGTCTAGTTCATCCTCGGGCTCTTCTTGAACAAGCTCGTCTTCTTCCTCTTCGGGAAGGAACTCGTCCTCATCAAAATCATCTATTAATGGTTGGCTCATATTACTCCAAGTGTATTTGCAAACAAAAAGCCTGGGTTATTAAACCCAGGTTCTTTGTTCCACTACGGGGATGAGAGAGAGTGGTAAGCGTAGTCTAGCAGATTGTCGACAAATCTACTTAACGCGTGTCGTCCTAGAGTTAAGCTCGTCTACAACAGCATGTAAAGCTTCTGCTCCAGTGAGAGCTTCAGTCAGATAAACAGTCTCTCGGTTCTTTGAGTAAGAGCTCATGCACCTGCCAATTTCATAAAGAGATTGGTCAATCCACATCTCTAGCTCTGCAGTTGGTATCTTGGCAACCCTCTTAGCCACCCGTTCAGAGAAGGGCTTTGTCCAAGCTTCATTCTTTTTCCCGAACACGGGCAACCCCTTCCTCGTCGGTTCTAGCCTTTAATGCTTTAGCAATAATTTCATCAATATCTTCGTCTGAGAGGTCCCACTGAGGGTTCTTTACTGTATTGAAGAGAACTCCAATGTAGTAGCCAGGGATTGTAAAGGGGACTCTAAACACCAAGCAATGACCGTAGCGGTAAGGCATATCAGTCTCTTGGGTATGTCCAACCTCAACAATGGGTAGGAACTTGCGGTGATAGTAGTTCAGCTTGCCTACGTATAGTGGTCCAAGTGTTTTCATTATTACTCCTTCGGAAAGAAGACTTCTTCCCAAGTAGGTATCTTAGTAGAGGAGTTCTGCATCCTGCTGGCTGTAGAGGCGGTATAGCTGAGTCTAGCCTTAGCACCTTCAGAGAGCACATCTAAATTAGCAGCGTGGTGGGAACTGCAGTTGTTTTCTAGCGTTTTTAAATAATCATTTGTAGAAGAGCTGTTCTTAAGACCAAGCCATATCTCTGGGGATACATCATTATATTGCCACCAAGCGCCAGACCTAAAGACAATCAATACAGTACTGGTGTTGTGGTTGTAGCCAATCGTATAAGCGCGTGGGCGACTAGGGTTTGCGGTAGGGGCTGTATAAACCTCAGAACCTGCATCCTTTACATCGTTTGGTAGCTCAATCGACCAATCGCCAGGCTTATCAGATGAAGCCTCGCCCTCTGGTGTAGAGGAATTGCGAGAGAAGGTGTTTGCATTACGCTCTCTTGCTTGTTGAAGCTCTACCATCGCCTCATTAAGGCGTTCGGACATGAGCTTCTTCATGTCATCGCGTTTAGCCATTATTCCTCGCAGTGATGGTTTTCGGTCTCTGTCTCCAGTACTCTAACTAAACAGAGCGAACACCGCAAGTAGCGCGGTGGTTTATAGTTATTCTGAACGGTAGCGCCCAGTGGAACATCTTCGCCGTATTCGCTACGGTCATAGTTATCCGTAACAATCTCAGGCTCTTTAAAGAGGTCACGTGGGAACGGCCCCTTAGGGTCAACTATGCGGTCAGGTACGGGGTGTACCTGAACCGCTTGATAGGTTGTGACCCGCATTACTTAGACTCTGTAGAATCCTCAGCAGGTGTGGCTGTTGACTTAGCCGCCTTTGGCTTGATTAATGGGAACTGACCAGCGTGTGCGCGCTCAGTCAACCAAGGTGGTAGACAAGCTTCGCAATAGTTAATTGGCTCTGCGTTACCTTCATCAACAAGGTAGATAGATTCCATCTCACAGTTAAAGCACTTCATATGTCCTCCTAAGAACAGATATCAGTATAGATGAAAAAGAGGGGCAAGGTTACCCCTGCCCCTCGATTTCTAGTTATTACTTAGATGCGTCTGAAGATGCGCCTACGCCGAATGCGCCATCCTTAGGGTTCAATGCACGGAGCAATGGACCTGCAACTGATGCAACTGCTGCGCTGATAAGCGCCTTTGAGTTGTGATTTCCTGCCATGTACATGGCGAGTACTGCGGAGACAGCTGTGCGAGCGTATGAGGCTGCTGCTGCTTGTAGTGCCTTTGAGTTCATGTTTATCCTTTTTATTAGGCTGTGTACTTTGGACGTCCAAAGCCAACAACAGTTGCCCAGAGGTGGCGTTTGTTATCCACACGGTAACCGCGGACGTTGGAAGCAACTTCTCCGCCGTTATCTGGACTACCAGAAGGCTTGTGGTCAGGAGATGTGTTCCCTTCCACAGTTGTAATCGTACCATCACCGTTATCTTTTAACACGACTCCTACGTGCTGAACTGGGGAGGTAGGCAGCGCATGTTGAATAAAACTGAAGAAAATAAGGTCTCCAGGCTGTGGGGTACCTGTAGCTGGGTCGATAATTGCATGGGTGTTCTTAAACGCCTCGTACCCAGCTGGTGTGTAAACAACGTTTGGAATTGTTACGTTCGCTTGTTTTGCACACCACATCATGAAGCTTCCGCACCATGCTTGACCGTCGTGGCCTGTGAACTTGCCGTAATCAGTCTCGTTGTCTTTAGGGCCTTCTACGACACCTACCTGAGACATAGCTACTTCTAGAAAGCGCGCAGCTGAACCTGCAGGCTTAGTTGTTACTGGTGGTACTGGCTTTGCACTCATCCGTGCTCCTTTATGTGTTGTTCGAACGAACCCTCTAGCTTTGATAGTTTATCTCCGATATCAACTTGTCGGTCGGTTAGATTCTCAAGCATAGGGATAATCTGTAGGTTAATCTTATCATGCACAGAACCGCCGCCATTGGGGGTGAGCTCTTGAATTGCTGGGGCCATAGACTTCTTTAAGTCTTCGGACTGCTCTGTTATTACGTGATAGATAGCCTTCTTAGCTATAAACCATAATACGCTTCCTACCGCACCTGTTACGAAGGTGTATGAGTAGATTACTGTTGCCCAGTCAGATGATGTCACGCGTATATCCGTTCATGAGTGTGATGTCAATGGATAAGCTTAGTGAGTATGTTCTACATGTAAGAATCACGAAATATACGAATAAACATAAGTTTACAGATAAATTGTGTATTTTCTATGTGAAGTCAGCGTTTATGACTTGACATGCTCCGTAACTCTTTGGTTTGCTAGTACATGACAGGGGGCACCAGCGATGGTGCCCTTAGCCAACTGAGAGGAGCAGCGATGCTCAATATCAGAATTAATCTAACGATTAATCTAAGAAAGGTGTTTGCGGCAGGCCTAGCAATCTTTATGTTAGCGTCACACCTCATCTCACCTGCATATGCACTGACACGTACATCCTCTGTTCTACATGAGAGGGTCGTCACAGTGAATCTTACTTATTTAAAGGTAAGTACAACCAAATCCCAAGCAGAAGCCGCTGTAGCGAGCCCATATGCTAAGTACTTTGACCCAGAAGCCCTTGCGTTCCTGACAACCTATGCTCAGGGTATGCCTATGGCCGAATGGAAGTGCTTAGACAACATCTGGCAGCATGAGAGCCACTTCAACCCTAAAGCCCTAAACATGGGGTCTAAGGCTTTTGGTATCGCTCAATTCTTGCCAAGCACGTGGGGCAACTATAAGGTTACGAAGACAGCTAGCGCTGCACTACAAATTAAATACGGCCTACGGTACATCCACAACAGATACGGAGACGCATGTAATGCTTGGAACTTCTGGAAAACTCACGGGTGGTACTAATGCACCTTATTTTGATGGGAGCCAGGTCTGCGCTCAAGTAGACCCAGAGCTCTTCTTTCCCGAAGTAGATTCATCTAAACACGATATAAAACGAGCGCTTGCTATATGCAGCGACTGTGAGTTTAAGGAACCGTGTTTAGAGTTTGCCCTCACTCACGAGAACGAATACATATACGGTATATGGGGCGGTACAACCCCAAAGCAGCGTAGGTTAATAAAACAAGCTAGAAGAAGGCGTAGATAGCAAAAAGCCCCAGCCGATTGGCTGGGGCTTTTTATTTAAGCTATTAGGCCCAAGGTGTGAGTGTAACTGCAGCACCTGCTGAGATTGATGCAGCACCAGCTGCAACGCTCTGGGTCTTGATTGTTCCTGTGGTTCCCTTAACTGTTGGGGTACCTGTAGGAGAAGCCACAGCGATAGCGGTGGTGTTGTTAGATACGAACGATACAGTGTTTGTAGCGTTTGCAGTAACAGTCCATGTGCCGTTAAGTTCTGTGGTTGTAGCATCTGCAAGACCAGCAATTGTAATCTTTGTACCAACTGGGAAGGCTGCGCCTGCGCCAGTAGCTGTTACAGTTGCGGTTGAAGAGCTAGCTGTACGAGCAGCAGCTGTGATTGAGATTGGTGTGTTTGTAGCAGCTGAAGCTGTGGTCTGTACGAGTTCAGCGTCAGTCATAGCATCTACAGCATTTGCTGTGGTGAAGCCAAGGACGTTTGGAACTACTACATAATCTGTTCCGCTAACGTAAGCACCGTCACCAGCTGTAATAGCATTTGTGTACTCTGCCTTAGCGTATTGACCTGTAAGAGTTACGCCTGAACCAGCTGCGTTAGTCACTGTGAATGACTGACGTGTAGATGTAGCTACTGTTGCGTTTGAAAGGTTAAACGCGTTATTTGTGAAGCCTGTGATGTTTACAGCATCTCCTGGGTTCAAGAAGTTAAGAGATGTGTAGGTGATTGTTGTACCGTTACCTGAAGCCGCTGTAACAATGAAGTTACCTGGAGCTGGGGTGTATGAAGGGTATCCGCCCCAACCAGCTTCAGCACGAACGTGGTTGTCTGAAGGAACTGATTGTGTAATACCGTTATTAAGAGTTACTGTTGTGTTGCCATAAGCAAGGTTACCTGAAGCAACATATGTGGTCTGTGACCAACCAGTGTCGCCTGTTGAACCGCCAGTCTGTGAGGCCGAAGCGCGGCGCTCATCGTTTGGCATAAGAGGGGTCTGACCCCATACAAAGTCAACTACTACGTTTCCTGCGGAATCTGTAGCGTGACCATCATTATTAACGCCGCCAGCTTGTGCCGCAATAGCTACTGCGTAAGCACCTGTAGCCTTTGGGTCACCAACCGCAGCTGGGTTGCTGTAACTTGACATGAATTACCTTTTCTCTAGAGAGGTGTAACGCCTGATATCATGGGCGCAAGATTAAGTATCCCTTAGAGAATTGGATATTGTCAGGGCTTATCGATTAGCTTGTTCCCAAGTCTTAACTGCTGAGTCAGGGTCGGCTTGATATGGGGCAGTTGTGCCATCTGGTCTAGGAATCTTAACGTCTTCTCTGATTGGGTCAGAAGGCATGCGCTTACCCCAATAACCCATTGGATAGATAAACGGCTCAGCGTTAGGATTGTTAGTGGGAGTTGGAAGCGGGTTCTCGTTCCATACGCCTTCTTCGGTAACTAATGAGGTTATGCAATAGCGTTCTCCAGAGGTTACTAATTCAACCCCGTGCTTAGTATCTCCGCTATGAAACACTACTGAACCTGCGACTGGCTTATATTTAAATCCGTACTCTGGGTATGAAATCTCCCCGCCCTCATAATCATCGTTAGGATAGATTACGGCGCCCCAAATGATTGGCTGCGGCATGTGGCGTTGATTATCAATGTGATAGAACATCTCCACAGTCGTATCACCCGTTGGGTTAGAGCCAGGCCACATCTTGATAAAGCTAACAGGGTTAGGTTTCCACTCTGTTTGGCGAACTGTATTTAATGTATCAATAATACGTTGTACTAGATTAGGTGCTATATCGTTTACAGGTTCAAATGAGTTCTCTAGACCAGGTAGGTTAGAGGAAGAGAGATTGAACAAACGCTGTTTCCAGAACTTAACTGGGTTTACAGGTAACTTATCCCACTCATAGTGCCTCATCCACTCCGATACGCGCTTGGTCTCTTCTGGTGTGAAGAAGTCGTAAGCAATCATAACGTTTCCGTCGCAATGGGTCTCTATTCTCATTTTAAGCTCCTAATTAAACTTGTAAAATAGCTCGTCAGTTGAGTATACGTGATAATCAGTTCTTATTTTAGGCCAAATATGCCTTTTAGCCTCTTCATCAAAGTCTTCAGAGAACTTTTTAACATCAGGCACTACTATTAGCTCGTTAAGCCTATTCAAATACGGAAGTCGAGTTTCATAGTCTTTCTTAACCTGCTCAAGGCTTACCGACAACCCTAAGTCTTTAATTAGCTTATCTGCTATGACCATAGGGTCTTTAGGGATGTCTTCCATACGCATTAAGAAGTTTACGCGCTTAGCTCTTTCTAATACTGTCAAGATTCCAGCCTCAGCATCAATAGACGGGTCAATTGGCCCGTGAATGAATGGTCGCGTATATAAGAAGTTTTTAGCTTGAAAGTTATTCATCATGTGCGGGATAACGCCATCTTGACCGTAATACAAAGAGCCTATAAGGATGCGCTTATCAAACAGGGAGGGGTCATACGATGGCGGATTAGGGTAAATTTGAGGCTTACTCTTATTAGCCACTATAAGTTGAAAGAATAAACTTGATATGTGCGTAGACGGGTCTCTAAGAGTAGACATGATGTAGGTATTCTCATCAATGTCTGGGTGCCAACAAGCGTGAGCCGTTGGGTTCTCAATAGGCACAGGGTTTATAACGTTTATTCCGTCTTCCCGCATGTAGGGGATTAGAAAGTTTATAACGTTATTTAATATGAACCGCCCGCCAGTTCTAGGTATGTGTAGATGATAAAACGATTTATAAGAGGTTCTCATTATAGATACTTAGCTTTTTCCTCATCAGAGGCATACATTAAGTTTGCATCCCTATGAGCATACGCATTTCTATCATTCATAATTACAAATGCGTATTTGAACTTATCATCAAGTATAGGTTCAGCTTTATGAGCATATACGTAATTAGACGGCATAATAACAAAGTCACCAGCTGTCGCTTTATATTTTACGTTAAAGTTTGAAAAAGTTAGCTCTCCACCCTCGTAGTCATCATTGGGGTAGCCTACAGCAGATACTACGCACCTATACGAGTGACCATCATCAGAGTGCTCATTGAAGTATTCACCCATGCCATATCTGACTACGCTATTGACTTCGTGAAACTTCATTATCCCACAGCGGTATAGGGTTGAGTAATGCTGTAGGCATTGCTCTAAAGCCTCCGTAATAAGCTTATCTACTTCAAATAAGTCTTTTGAGTATTCATCCTCTTCACCAAGTAATCTTGGTGCAAGTTTAAAGTCCTTACAACGTCTATGCTCGGTGTTTAATGATTCGAACCCAACTCGCGCATCTTTCCAAGCAAAACGGGTACCTTCTTTAGCTAAAGCCGCTTCAATACGGTTTACTAGGTTCCACTCTTGCTTTAAAGAGTTTTTATAAACAACTATGCCAGGACCTAAGGTTTCATACTCAAGTTGGACTGGAGTGCCGTTCCAATCAATAGTTGCGTTCACTCACGACCCCACTTTACCTTGTTCCAAATGCGTTCGTGATAGTAGTACAGAACAATCTTAACAACTAGCTCAATACCAGAAGCCGCCAAAGCCAACTTACCGTTATGCGTTAAGCCATAGATAATCAAGAACGAGATTAAGTTTCCAAAGAATCTCCAGCTCACTGCCTTAGCAAGTGAACGTGCGTGAGATACCCACATAATTGGTTCTCTTTCCATATCTGTAGACCATAACCTTTCTTCGGCGTCTCCAATACCTTCCATACCCTCATATACCCATTTCGCGGCGCTTTTGAGTGGCGCTAATAGCTTCAATGTCGTCTCCTAACTTAACTTGCTCAATCCTGTATCCAACGTCTCGACCGTAAACGATGTTAGTAATGTTTGGCATCTTGACAACCATAGGGTTAAAGAGATGTTCGTCTTCCTCAATATAGCCTTTGACCTCTGAAAAAGTTAGCGGGTCTTTCTCACTTGTGCCTTGAGTATCGCGTACACCAATCATGACCTGTGGGGTACGCTCAGTGGCTGCATCATAGAGAGCATGATGACCTTCATGCCAAGGTTGATAACGACCAAGCATGAGAGTTGTAGGCGCTTTCCAATCAGGAAGGCCAAAGTACTGCACAATGTCTTTTGCAAGTATCTTAGCATTCTTCTCTAAACACTTGTAATCCCAGCGTGTAGGCGTTTCCCATAGCTTGTTAGTGTCTTCAAAACGGCCTTCTTGGATAGTATCCATCCAAATAACAATATCAGCTTCACCAAAAGCTTCACGCGTTGCCTGGGTTGGGCAGATAAAGTCAACCACTACATCAAGGTTTTGGTTTGAAAGCATCTTAGCCATCTCACCCATGCGTCGAGAGTGCTCAATACGGTCTTCTGGTGAAAAACCCAAATCCGAATTAATAGTGGACCGTACATAGTCTGCGTTTAGGTGAACGGCGTTTATTCGGCTGGCTAGTTCTGTAGCCAGAGTGGTCTTTCCAGACCCTGGTAAACCAATAATCTGGATAATCAAATGGGTACTCCTTAGGTCTTGGTTGGTGGGCGGTAGTTGTGGGTAAGTATACCCTCTGCGTAGAACAAATCGTTAGGTTCGACATCCAACATAGAGACTTCAATAGGCTCCTGTTTGATATCAATAGAGGTGATGTTGACAGGTGCGTTATTCTCATCAACAAGCCTATCGCCAACCTTAAGGTTAGCCATCTGCTGGAACTGCCATACGCCATCGCGCTCAATGAACATCCAGTGTTCCCACGTGAGTTTGTACTGTCCGTTTACTAGGTAGTAATAAGGCTCTGTATATTGATGGTTGTAGGTGACCTTAGTGGTGCGCTTAGTAATGGTTGAAACAGTATCAGTAGACCAAACAGAGCTTGGGAACCATTTAGAACTATCTTCACCGTTTGGATAGGTTGGGATATCAGCGGTCATAACCTCATCGCCAACCTGAAGGTACTCAATAGCAATCTTAGTTCCATCTGCCTTTGTAACCATAGAACCAACTGCCCAACATCCACCAAAGCTTGGAGTAGCAATAATTACGGTTGGGGTAGCAATAATAACAGGATGGCTAATAGGCGTAGCGATAATTACTGGCGTAGCAATAATAACTGGCGTAGCAATAATAACTGGGGTAGCAATAATAACAGAATGGCTAATTGGCGTAGCAATAATAGGAGCGCTGGTAATAGTCAAGGAAGTTCCAATAACTGGTACCTGACCGTCGTAGAGGGTTACTGAGTAGCCACCGTTTGATAATGATGGACAGGTAAATGACACCGAGTAAAGACTCTGACTATAACCAACATAGGTATTTCCAACAGTAAGATTAGTAAGAGCCTTAGGGAAGTAGCCGCTAACGGTAACTGTTTGACCCGCATAAGCTGGGTTTGGAGAGATACCAGAGATAGAGTTTTGCTGAGCTGGGGTAGCAATAATAAAGCTTGGAGTAGCGATAATTGGGGCAGCAGCTACGGTTACTGAGTTACTTGCAACAGAGGCGACGCCAGTTCCATTAGCATTAGTAGCAGTAATAGTAAATGTGTACGGAACACCAGAGCTTAGTCCAGTTACTGTAATAGAACCAGCAGTTGTAGCTGTTCCAGTTTTACCGCCTGGTGAAGATGTAGCTGTATAAAGAGTAATGGTTTTTCCGCCATTATCAACTGGTGCAGCAAAGCTAACAGTGGCAGCACCGCTTCCAGCGCTACCTGCAGTAGCGGAGATAGTCTGAACAGTAGTAGGTACTGTTGTTACGTTAGCGGTTGCAGCTGGGGATGATGGTGTTGATGAGCCTTGAGAGTTAACCGCCGTAACCGTAAATGAATAAGGTGAAAGCTGAGAGGGCATGCCTGTAATCTGTATAGGAGAGGCACTTCCAGTAGCTGTAAATGAAACACCAGAAGCAGTAGCAGTAGCTATATAACTTGTAGCTGGCGCGCCAGTAGATGCTGCAGTAAACGCTACGTTAGCCGCGCCGTTATACCAAGGCCTATTTGTTCCTACGTCAGTTGCTGTTACGCCAGTAGGTGGGTTTGGGCCTACCTGACGTGATGAGTGGGTAACACCAATAATAGGCATTTAAGCACTCAAATCGCCAACAAGCACCCAGTTATTCGTACCTAAACAGATTAAGGTAGCAGAAGAGTATGCCGTTCTTAGTTTTAGTCCTGGTGTTCCGTTAAGAGTAACGCCCGTTCCCGCTACGCTTACTCCTGATGTTAAAGCTAGTAAGTGAATCTGCGCACCCGCAGAGAGCGAGCTCAAGCTAGTTGTTACGTTAAATGCAAAAGCGCCGTTCATCTGAACCATAGTTGCAGAGTCGCTTGGAGCTAATGTGTAGGCCGCAGTCTTAGCCGAGGTATTGACTGCAAAAGAGATATAAGAAGTAGAGTCTGTGGACCCATCGGCTTTTAAGAACTGGCTAGAGGTTCCGCTGCTTTTAACAAAAGAGGTTGCAGTAAGGTTACCGCTCTGGTCAACAGAGGCAAGGGTTGAGCCAGTGTTGCTTTGCCAATCCTGTAGCACTACAGACTGTCCAGATACGCCTTTTATCGTTAAACCCTTAGTTGTTGTGTTAGGGGTTGTAATAACGTTAGCGTTATCGCTAGTCTTACGGATGTACTGTGTATGGGTATCGGTTACGATTCCCGCTTCAAGGTTATTAAGACGAGCAGCTACTGTTCCAAAGGTACCAGTTGGGGTTGTATAAGAGCTAGAAGATGTAGCGTTAGAGCCAACAGCTGGGTTAGCTCCCACAGTCTGCTCAATGATGGTGATTTCATCCATCATGTTGTTAATATCTGTAGCGTCTACAATATCTACAGTATTAGCTCTGTGGACAAATCCAGGGTTGGTTCCACTTGGATACGTTGCCATCTTGTTCCCTTCAAGCCGTAGGTTCTATTGTCGAGCAAATAGAACGTATTTTCCGCCTAAACGCTAGTTTTGCGATTCTCCGTTTTGACCTTTACCCATAGAACTGTAAGTTTTGATACGTGGACGCTCTTGAGAGTTCAAGAACATGCGACGAATGCCAAACCTTGAGTCGTTAATTGTAACAGGCTTAGCTAACGGCTCTTTAAATACTTTATTGCGTTTCATGGAGAATATCTATTCCACTGACGGCTTTGAGTCGTAATCCCTTTTATGGGGGTTGTGATTCTTGTTAATTGGTCTCTTCCTTTACGACTAGCGCCTTTGGTTGCGCTTAAAACTTCAGCTTGAGCCGTAGTTTTGGTCTCAGATAGAAGTGGATGAGCTTTTTTACGCCTTGTTGCCATCTGTTCCCTTAAACTGACGAGTGCTTCTCATGCCAGGAAGGGTTGGCTGCTTCCATTTTGGAGATTTTGTTGTTGGTACTTGCGTAATAACAGTTTGTGGCTTTTGTGGAGCTGGCAAAGACTTCTGCGGAGCTGAAATCTGACGAGGAGCTGTTCCTAATTTAGGATGAACAATCTCAGCGTCAACAATATCGTCCTCGTGAGCAGTTACTGGAGTGTTTGTAGGCTCAATGACCTCACCCTCAACAACTTCCTTGCCACCGCGAACCTTTTTAGAGCTCTTCTTCTTAGGTTTGGTTGGGCGAATTGGGTTTTTAGAGTGAATACCCTTACCGATACGCTGGGCGTTAGTTACCTCAAGACTCATACTCTGATTGTAAGTGCTTTTCCTCGCAGTTACGTGCTAAAGAAGGCACCACAAAGGTAATCCCGCATATATCGCAGGTCCAACGGTTGCTCACTTAGTCTGCTTTGAGGCCTCTACTGCTAAATCTTCCTCTGTTTTAGCGCGCTTATCCACTTGAGAGAACGCTGCATTAACTTCGTTATCGTCTAGCTTGCCATCGTCCATAAAAGAACGTGCTAAGCGCTCAACTACAGTTGCAACGCCAGTAATGCCAGCAACTAGCACAGCTTTTAATGTGCCAATACCAGCTAGGGCACCAGCTCCAATTACAGATAGACCGCTAGCCGCAAAGACAGCGATAATTCTAACGATAGTGTTCCAGAGCTTATTCATCTTTTTTCTCCTTTGGGTTACGTAGTCGGAAGGTTGCTACCCACAAAAAGACAGAGATGAGGATTGCGTCTCCCACTACAGTCTTGGCAGAACCAGTTAATACAAGCCATGCAGAGAAGAGACCAACAAAGGTCCAAATCTGATTAGCTAAGTCGGCTAACAAGCCTTTAATGAACTTCATCCGAGTCTCCTTCTGAATCGAATAATCGCGCCGCCAACAATGGTGGCTACTAGTATTTTCTTTGCTTTCTTACGGGTTACTGGAGACATGTCGTTTCCGATATTAGATAGAGCAACAAAAGCTTTATTAACGGCTTCTGCGCCTGGTATTGCAGCAACGGTTGATGGGAGAGGTGTTAGAACAACAGGGACAGCAACATCTGGAGCATTAAAAGTAGCTCCTCCTGGTTGACCAATAAATGTCTCGCTAGTAGTAATAGCGTCTGGTGGAATTGGTAAGCCAGAACCTGGTGGTGGCGCTGGAGGAGTGAGCTTTCCATCTTCGCCAACAACCTGTGGAGCGCTCTGAGTACCAAAGAACTGAATGCCACCGTTCTCAACACCAACCTTGTCTACTTGGACATGCGCTACTAAAACCTCAGCTGGTGGTACCAAAGGTGTATCCTTAGGCAGAGTAGATGGATTATTTGGAATTAAGTTAGGGACAGGTGCAGCTGGTGTCGGATTATCCTGAGGTGCGGGTGGAGTTGGCGCGGGTGCTGGTGCGGGACCTGGAGCAACAGGTGCTGGAGTCGGAGCAGGAGCTGGCGCGTCTGAAGGTGATGAAGGTACAGGCTTCGGCTCTTCTGGGGTTGCTGGAGAGGGGTCTTTAGGTGCGTCAGGAGCGGGAGCTGGTGCTGGGGCAGGTTCAGGATTTGCTGGTGCTGGTTGAGGGTCTGCGGGTGCTGCAGGTGCGGGCGCAGGGTCAGGTTGAGGATTGGGTGCTGGGTCTGGAACGGGCGCTGGGTCAGGTGCTGGAGCTGGAGCAGGTTCAGGCGCCGCAGGAGCAGGGGCTGCTACAGGAGCTGGCTCAGGGGCCACTGGTGGAGTTATAGATGAAGTGGTTGAAGAAGTTGTTGTTGAACTTTCTGTATTTGATGCCGACTGAGACGAAGTATGAGAGGCGTCAACAGTTGAGGACTGGGAAGCACTATCGGAGGGGGCGCTAGATGTCTGAGAACTTGAACCCTGAGATTGATTCTGAGACGAATCAGTACTTGGAGCAGGCTGCGCAGCAGCTGCTGCAGCGGCTGCAGCAGAAGCAGCTTCTTGAGCAAGCCGAGCAGATTCAGCCTCAGCAGCCGCTTTCTGAGCAGCAGCTTCAGCATCTTTCTGAGCTTGCAACTGAAGCTGAGAGGCAACATACTGAGAAGCAGCAATGGAGACTGTGGTAACTGCTGTTTCTAATGCAGTCTTAGCGTCGTTTGCAGCAACCACCGCTGTATTTGCTAGACGATTAGCCGTATTGACGGCTGTATTTAAATTACTCTGTGCAGTTGCTAAATCCGCTACTGATTGGTCATATGCAGATTGAGCTGCAGCAATCGCAGACTTTTGTACACCTACTGCCGTCAATGCTGTCTGCAAAGCTTGATATGCCGCGTCTTTAACAGCTAGTTGTGAATTATACGTAGATTGAGCGCTATCTACAGTTGTTTGCGCAGTGGAGACCGCAGATACCAAAGTTGGGTCTGGAGCACTAGTAGTAGAGGTGACATGGCTATAGTTAGTTGAAGTTGGAGATGTCCAGATATTGTTATATCCCCATCCCATAGTGACGCCTGCGCCACCGCCGTTTTCATAATAATAAAGAGTTATATCTTGAGTTTGGCCTGGAGTTACTGAATACCATTGGCTGTACGGGCTCCAAGTTAATCCTTGGTCTCTCCAGTTACTTATTGATAGCTGACCGTTTATGTAAAGTTTAGAGCCATCGTCAGAATATACGGCGTACTTTATAGAGGTAGTATCTGGAACAGTTATCTGTCCTTTAAACACCACTATCACATGGTCTGATAGACCAGAGTTAAGTATTTGACCGCTTCCCCAGTTAAAAGCAATAGAAGGGACAACAGTTGTTAGTACAGGCGTTCCAAGGTTATCTAGAGAAGGAGAAGCCCCGTTAGCAGCTTTATAAACAGTTGCTACGATTCCTGGGGCAGTAGTTGCTACTGAAACAAGAGGCGCTGTAGATAATGCGGTTTGGGCATCCGTAAGAGAAGTTTGAGCGGTGGATAAGTTTGTAGACGCCGAATTTAAATCAGAGGTAGCTTTAGATAGAGAAGAATTAGCCGTATCGGCGGTGCTTTGTAAAGGTGGAAGAGCCGCTTGAGCTGTTGTAAGGGTAGTTTGATTAGTAGCAGCAGTTACTGTTGCTGAATCAACAATCTCTTGCGCTGGCGGTATCTGTGCAGCAGCAGTTGTAGCGGCAGCAATAGCGGTATTAGCTACCGATATCTTATTAGAAGCTTCAGTTACAGAGGTAACAACTGCCGTATCAACAGTTACAGCCTGCGTTATTTCTGGAGTTGGAAGAAGAGTGGTAACCGCATCATTGGCTTTAGTTACAGCGGTAGCTACCGTCGCAGTTGCTGTATCAATCTTGCTTTGAATAGTAGATAGGTCAACAGTAGTTACTGTTGCAGTATCTTGCACTGACGCTGGTGCTAAAGAATCTGTCGGGGCAGGCGAAACTACCGCCTGGTTAGCGGTGTCATCGGCGTATGCGTTTGAGTGACCTAATAAGTAAAAAGCTGGTGCTGCGGCTAGTGCTGCGATATGTCGCAGTTGTTTTATTCTCTCTCCCCTGGTTGTGCTTAGTTATACGAGATTAAGTTCACCTTCTGGGTCCCAGACCTCTACGGACTTAACAACAAGAGCGTCTTTCATAGCCCGTGCGTGATGGCCGCAGAACATTAATTCACCGTTTAGTAACGTAGCTACAACTTTTGCGGCTGCGCTGCAAGAATCACAGCGGTCCTGAAGGGTAAGTTCTCTATGGATTACCTCAGTTGCCATGTATTAAATATAGCTCCAAAAACATAAAATTATGTAACGAACTGCCCCAGAGTACGGCTGTATCGCATGCAGAGTATACGCATCGTGTACAGTGAGTAAACCAGGCTTTGGCGTGAGTTTATAATCCTGCTCTGGATATAGCAACTCTCCGCCGTCAAAGTCATTATTTAAATATAATACGCAAGCGTACTTTAATGGGTCTTCAGGTGATGAAGAATCTCTATGTGGTAGTGAGAGGTTCTCAGGTTTTCTGCGAGAAAAGTAAATATGTCCTTTGATAGGTTTAGTTTCTTTAAACTCATCAACTATAAACTTATATATTCGGTCTTTAATGCTATTAGTTAATTCAACTGCTTCAGGAAAATGCTGCATTAAAGTATTAAGCTGCATAGTTGTATTAGGTAAGATTGGGCCAGTATCGCCCGTGTTCCAAGGCTCTATATTTAAAATGGTTTCTAGTAAAAAAGAAACCTCAGACTCTGATAAGAAGCCCTCAGCAACCTTTATGTTATCCATTAGAATGGTGGATTAGGGTTCTGGTTCTTCTCGTGCTCTTTAGCAATCTTATCTTGCTCAGCAAAGTGTCTACCCATCTCATCTTGAGTTTCAGCGTTCCAAGACCAATCATGACCCTCAAGGTCTAAGTCTGGTTGACGCTTAGGGTTATGCTCTCTACGCTTTGGGGTTGACATAGCTGTTCCTTACTTTTGATATCTAACTGGAACCATTGAGTTAGGGTCAATGTCATTTGCTACTGATAGTCTATGCGTTCCATCAAAAATTTGTGGTTTAGTAATAAATGAGAATCTTTGAGTACCAGGTTGCTGTAAGACGATAGGATTCTTAATACCTTCGCTTTGAATCTGGTTATATAGCCCATTGTTCTTTGCAGCGTCTAGTTTTGCTGCGTATGATGATTTTGAAGTAAACTGCCCTGGCAATCTATCAGGGTTAACAAAGTTCTTTTTAACATCGGCAGCTTTCATAAAGCTTACATCTGGACCAAACTGAGAGGCAGAAAGTCTAGAAGCTTTTGCTGCATCTGCTGCCTTAAACATATCAGCACCTTTAACAGCTGCATTTAAACCAATATCGGCAGCTTTTACGCCTTCACCAACTCCAGGTACTGCCATAGCCGCTGTAGAAGCCGCATTAATGCCGCCCATAATAGAGTGACCGATTCCGCCAGCAATGCCGCTAATACCACCGCGTGAGAAGTCCTGACCCGCTTGTTTAAAGTCAGTAACACCTGTAGTTGCCTTAACAGCATTACCAAGCTGATTACCTAGTTTAGTGCTTCCCGCTGAGGTAACAGTAGAGTCTACAGAGCTAGGTAGTTGAAAGTTAAACTGAGGAGTACTTGGAACTGTCACTTCTCATTCTCTTTCTTACCAGCGCGGCGCTTGTTCTCTTTAGCTGTGTTCTTGCCTTTATCTAGAAGACGAAGGTTGCCCTTAGAATCGTTATTGTGGTTATTGTCTTTATGGTCAACAGTCTTGTCTTTAGACTTAATCTTGCCATTCTTAGACTCATAATCCGCACGAGCTTTATTCTTAGAAGTGGTATGCCACTTACCGTCCTTACCCTTTGTCTTATAGACATAGATAGGACGGCCACCATTGGCATCTGAACCCTTATAGGGTCCAAACTTCTTAGTCTCAGCCATTACTTCTTCTTTTTAGCCTTGAGGGCCTTGAAGTCTTCGCCAGTAATCTTATCTTTTGGATTAGCGGCTCCAGCAATCTTCTTTTGCTTTGGAGATAGCTTCTTAGCTGACTTTTTCTTTCCCATACATCCACAAGTAGCGCACATTATTTTTTTCCCGCCTTAGCTTTAGGTTTTGACTTTGGAACTTTGTTTTTTCCAGAGCCTGCTGGAACACAGTTAGGGACTTCTTTACCGTTCTTAATCTTCATGCCAACTTGACGATAGTTAGCCCAGCATGGGTCAGCCATTAGCAATCCCACTTTCTTAGAGACTTGTTGATACGTGAGTTAGGGTCTTTAGCTGTCTTAGAAGAAGTGTTCTTAGACTTCATGCCCTCCATGCGAGCACAGAACGACTTGCGGCGAGCAGCAGACTTAGGAGACTTTGCAGCCTTCTCTTTAGAGACAGGAGCTTTAAGGTTGTGGCCTTCTTTTTTAGCAGAGGCTCGCCCCTTAGCATTTAATCCGCCTTCAGGGTTCTGACCCTCTTTACGAGTCCATGCAGGTGATTTAGCCATGTTTACGATGCCAGTCCTTTACAGCTTGCTTAGCTTCAGTAACGTTTGTTGCATCTAGTGTATAGGTGCCATCTCCGTTGGGATGGTGAACCTTAAACTTACTGCCGTGCTTATCAACAACGTGAGTCTCACCATCAACTTTAAACTGCTCTTTATTCTTCTTCATAGGATTGAGCTCGGATTCCACTTATCTGGTGTTCCGCTTTGGCTTTTACCACCAAAGAGCGCGCCACCAATAGCGGTACCAGCTGCAACGCCAGTAGCTGCAGCAGCGGCTGTTTTAAATAAGCTTGAACGTGAAGTCTGTGGTGTTTCTACTGGAGCAGCTGATGGAGCTGGTTCTTCTGCTGGAGTAGCAGATTTAACTCCACCAACCTCTGGAGCAGCACCTACACCTTGTACACCTGGGGCTTTTGGCTGTGGTGCAGCTTTTGGAACATCTGCATTGATAGGTGGTCGGTCTCCGATAGTCGTACTGCGTGTAGGTTTTGGATAACCTGGTGCAGGCTCTGGAACCGTGCGTGGAGCTGTGTACGGCTTTGGAGAAGTAGCTGGCTTAACCTTTGTTGCTGTAGGTGAATCTTCAAAGAAGTGTGCAATTCTAGAACCAGCACCCTTAAGCGCACGGCCTACAGAAGGAGCAACCTCTTCAATACCAGCAGCGGCGGCTTCTCCTCCAGCGTAACCAGCTTCAGCGCCAGCTGCCTCAGAGGTCCCTGTTACATCTGCTCCTGGAATAAGTAGTCCAGCGCCAGCTCCAACAAGACCTAAAGCTAAACCAGTTGCTCTCTGAAACGCATCGGCTTTCTTTGGCTTACCTGATGGAAGAGCCTTTGGAGTTACTTGTGAAGTAACCGTGCTATCTACTGAGCCAGGTAGGGAATAATCCATTTATGCGCCTCTTCTCTTTAGAATATCTTGAGCTTGCTCAGATACGTTGTACTGTCCATAACCACCGCGGCGGCCTGAATACATTCCAGTTGCGCGCATGCGGGTATTGTTATTACGGTTCTTAATAACCTTCTTGGTGCCATCTGGGTTAGTCATCTCACCAAATGCGCGCATCTGGCGCGTAGGTCCTAGGGCTGGGTCATACATAGGTTAATCACCTAAAACTTTCAGGAGGCAGGGTCATCCCTGGTAAATTAGGCTGGAAGTTTGCTAAGCGTGATTCGTTTTTACCCTTACCAGTAGCTAAACCGAATGTTTCTGGGTTTTCAACTACAACACCAGAGTCTCCCTTTTGTGTTAGGCCTCTTGCTTTTTCTGCAGCAAGTAAACGCCTTGCAAAGGTTCTTCCACTTTGAGAAAATTCCTCTGGGTCTACCTGTGTTGTGTCAGACTCATCCCAATACCGTGCTTTTTCATTTGATGCGTTTTGAATAATGTCATGCGCTTGGTGCCAATCATAAGGGTTTCCTACATCTTTAATCTCAGGGCCCTTAGCAATTCCAGCTCTGATTAGACGATTAACTAAAGGCAGGCTGTGCATAGAAAGATTATCGGAATGCTCAACGTCCTGTCCCCATCGCTTTTGCGATTCATTATTTGCAGTTTCTAATAAAGCAGGGACTGTGTGGTCTACGTCTTTAGTTGCTGCCATTAAATCTACTTTAGGTGGTTTACGAGTATCGTTAAATAAAACGCCTTGTCTAACTGGACGTCTCCAACCTTCAGAATCATTTTCGTAAACTACATCATCATTTTCATCTCTTACTGCTGGGAATGCGGTATCGTCGTTTGTAACATCATTACCATAGTATTCAGCCCTGCGACTTAAGTCTTTATAATCTCTATAGCTTCCGCTAGGGCCTTCTATCTTAACAAGAGAACCTGATTGGGTACCAATTGCGTTTTGTCCAGCGCCGTGAAAAAGCGTGAATCCGTTATTGCCTGGGTCATTCATATAAGTTCCGTTTACGAACTCTTTGTTACTTCTACCCACCTAGACCTCCAAGTAAAAAGGCAACTCCATCTGGGCTGGTCCGCCCTTGAGAACGTCTAGGACAAAGTCTTTACCCTGTCGCAAAAGTTCTAGGTCTAGAATATCGGTTTTACTTTGATTAAAAAGGCTAGACATGGTGTTAACCATTTCTACGCTAGAGAACCAGTTTTCCATATTTAGCACAGCATCGTGAGGAAGCTGGCCTAGAAGAGGCGCGAGCTTATTCTGAATACGAATACTGTGGCAAGAGAGGTTTGCATCTCCAACAGGAAGCTCACCGTAGGTATTAATGGAATGAAGCCCTAGCGCACCCAATACAGCAGGTACATAGTGGCGGGACTCGCGGGTTGCGTAAAGCATCATTACTACGCCTGGGTTCTTCTTAGTGGGAACTGTGTAGTTAGCCCAAACGCCAGATGGAGTTCCAAAAGGAGTGGTTCCAGTCTGTAGTAAGAAGTGGTGCAGGTTGCCTGCACGGAGGTGTTTGAATGTTGTCATACCTAAACCCTATATCAAGGGCAGGTATGGAAGCAACTTATTTAGCTGTACCTGTTCCGCCGCAGTTTGTGCAAGTAGCGCCCATGTGTGTGCCGCCAATGCCAGCGGTAATCTTAAGCCCGTACTTGTTCATGTGCTTCTCTTGGTTCTTAGGTGTCATAGGAACGAGGTCAGTCGCACCATGACCAGAACATGTAGCACAGCTTGCAGGAGCTGCTGGTTTCTTAGGAGCTGCCATAATCATCCTCGCTTCAACGAATTTTTAGATGTAATACACTCTTAGTATAACTTACTTAGCTGCAAGAGCTTTCTTATACTCCTGGAAAGATACAAAAAGCTGATAGGTCAGGTCAGAGCGATTATCGTAGTGCTTCTCATCGAAGTGCCTAATCCAATCGGAAGCTGAGAAAGCTGCAGAGGCACAGCCATTATTAACATCATTCCAAGCTACCTTGGCAAAGCCTGCTTGGTCACCGAGGTCATCAACCTGATTCCATAACCATGAAGTAAAGCGCATGCGAAAATTATGGGGGTTACACCCGAATACGTCAGTGTAAATGGGCAGTTTATCGTCTTGCCCAGGACAGCGCGGTTTACTTGATTTTGATTGTCTTTGGCTGGAGCTCCTCAGGAAGGTTGCGCTCCAACTTGATTGTCAAGATGCCGTCCGCCATCTCAGCGGAAACGACCTCTAGATAGTCCGCCAGTGGGAAGGTCTGTGTGAAGTCCCGCTTAGCGATACCGTGATGGATGTAGTCCAACTCGCCCTCTGACAAGAAGCTGTCAATGCCCTCGCCTGTAACTGTTAGAACATTGTTCTGGACTGTTACGTCGATATCCTTCTTGGTGAATCCCGCCAGAGCAAAGCGAATCTCATACTTATCCTTGCCCATAGAGATGATGTCGTATGGGGGATATTTGCTAATTGAGCTCCCGCTGAGAATCTCTTCGAAGAACTTGAACTGATTGCCAAAGCCCACGCCCCGAGTGATAAGGGTTGTAGTTAGGTTTGGAGTTGGAACCGTGTATGTGCTCTTGTGAGGCTCACTTGAATACGGGCCTACATGAGGATTGTATTGACTGATGCTTGAAGCCATAATTATCTCCTTAGACGATAACTAGTTAAATAGGACCCAATCGGCGTCCTGGATTAATTATAAACCGCCCCCGCGCCATATTCCATCGAAAAAGGCTACTGCCTGCCAATTCAAGGTGTTACCTGCATTTCTCACCTGGTGGCCTAATTGTCGACAAATCGACTTAACCCTCGGGGGGTGAGAAGTCTGAGAAAAGGCTGAGACCCAAACTCTCAGGATACTTTAAGGAAATAAGCGTGTGGAATAGTTGCGTGGGGTGGTGGGGTGGTATAGCGTACGTGGTGTTGGGGCAGGGTGTCCCTACGATTAGGAAAGGCAAGGCAAATGGAATTAAATCTATATGGTGCTATCGAGGAACAGTATAACAGCACCCCCGTCAATGTCATTGTGCGCGACAGTATCTATGACCAAGTATCCCTCATCATCACGCAGGGTTCAGATAGCGTTAATCTCTTCCTCTCTCTCGAACAACTCGAACAGGTGTTCGGCAAGATTAACAACTACCTCCAAGAGCGTGAGGATAAGAAGGCTCACGCCGAGGCGGTCGCTCTCGCTCAATTCGACGCACAACGCGACGACCAAGCAGAAAGTATCTCCCTTGCGTAGCCCGACTTACTATCGAATCCGTCTAGGCGTTAGGGTAGCCTTCTGGGCTACCCTAGCGGTCGGGCTCGTCTATCTCGTCGGTCATATAAATTGGGTGGGTAATCACTATTGCTGGGGCACTATTGCCAAGTGTTATGGATTGGAGGGGTAATGCTATCCGAGAACGGTATTCAGAAATTACTAGGTGTAAAGGTACACAACGCGCTAGAAGGTAGCGTGAAGGTAGATGAACAGGCTATGAATCGAACGGCAACCTGTAAGCGTTGCGGTTCACAACTAACTAGTTTCTTTAATGAGGACGAAGACCGCTACGGCTGGTCTGCGTGGAAAGGGGATAAGACCTGTGAGTAACACAATGACTATTACTCGCACGGTTACCACGACGGTAACCGTCAATAAGCCTAAGCCTGTCGAGGTTTGGGAACAACTAGAATTACCGCTAGAGTGGTAATACACAGATTAGGAGAAGCAGGGGAGGTGATATAAATGGCATACACAGACCTAGAAGCATTAAAAGAACGTCTGAAGGCAGGGCAATCAAAGCCACGTCCGAAGCGTACTTATCGTAAGCGGGTAACCCTATCGCCGAGCAAGAAGGTAGAAATCGTAACAATGTTACGTGAAGCCTGCGAGTTCGCAGATGAGGCTCTTATCGAGCGCGAAGCAAAAATGTACCAAGCCTACAAGATGGGCTTATCGGGTGCTGATATAGCGGAAGCGATGGGAATTAACCAAAGCGCGCTAGCAAAGCGACTCGCACGTGTTAAGGCAAAACTTAACGCCAACTAATAGGATTCTCGTGTCCTAATCCACGAGAATGGCTATCCCGTCCGCGCCCGAGTGGCTGCAAAGATACGGTAATTGCCACGAGCCCCAAGTGTCCCTGCGCTTGGGGCTCACTCATTTGTTTGTGTTGGGCTATATACGGCAATCAGCAGCTTGCTGTGATTGCAAAAATATGCCTCGCATATTTTTCGTATATAGCCCAACACAAACATTCCTGAGAGTTGGCTGAGAGTATGCCGAGAGATTGCTGAGAGAAAACACACAGGATATTCACAGGAAGATAGGCTTAGCGAGAGTTGCATTCTGAGAGAGTGAGAGTAGGCTAGGCCTGTCCTAGCATCCGCTAGGCTTTACGAAAGGTTAGGCTCGTGAACCAAAACACGATTCACAAGTCAGAAGTGGATTCGGGCGAAGTATCGTTCGCAATCCGCGAAGACTTAAATCCAACGTGGCATTCGTTCGCTAATGCGACATTCGACCACGACGCACAAGTCACAACAGCAGAAATGCTCAAGTCTGCAGAACTCTCTGATTGGAACGTTCGCTTAGAACCTGCAATCTACCCTGCCGATTACCGTCCTGTATCTGAGGCGTTCAATGTAATCCGTACCAATCCGCGCGATGGTGGCGTGGATGTCCTTGCAACTGTAGGCAAGAAGTATCGCGCCTATCAGAACGAACAACTGTTCGCATTCGGCGATAACCTCCTAGATGGTGGCGGTCGCTGGGATTCTGCAGGTTCTGTAAAGGATGGACGCGTCGCGTTCGGTTCTCTCATTCTTGAGCGTGAACTAGTTCTCGACCCACAGGGCGCAAGTGACGCCACACGTCACTATCTCCTAGTGACTACCTCACACGATGGCTCTAGTTCTATTAAGGCTCTCGTTACACCTGTTCGCGTTCTCTGCCAAAACTCTCTGAACGTGGCAATTCGTGGCGCAAAGCAATCGTTCTCCGTTCGCCACACTACTGGCACAGATGGACGCTTGCAGGAGGCTCGCAAGGTTCTAGGGATTACTCACCAGTATCTCGACGAATTCGATACTCTCGCTCAAGAACTATTCCAGAGTGAAATCACCAATGCCGAATTCGATAAGATTGTCGCACAGGTTTATCCTGCTCCCGACGCTACCGCAAAGGCTGCCGTTACACGTTACACCGAGAAGGTCGACCTCATTCGCGGGCTCTACCTCAACTCTCCTACTCAGACCAATATCGTGGGAACTAAGTGGGGCGCGCTCAATGCCCTAACCGAACACCTCGATTACTTCCGCAAGGGTGACGCTACCAATTTAGCTGCTGCCGCTAGCGGATTCGAGGCAGGCGTCCTCAATCAGAAGGCGCGAATCCTTGAGATTGTGCAAGCCGCCTAAGGTTAGCCAATAAGTTCAGCCCCCCGACTTCCCTCGGGGGGCTTGACTTGTTTGTGTTGGGGCATATAGCGGTAAATTACAGCCTGCTGAATTTACAAAAAATAACGTAAGTTATTTTTTCGCTGTATATGCCCCAACACAAACTCTCAGGAGATTCACAGGTTCTCAGGAAACTCTAAGCATTCTCAGGAAACTCTAAGCAAAAAGAGAGCATTGTGGCTTGACCGAGAGATAAGAGAGGGCATAGAGTACGCGTACAAGGTAATCATTAGGGATTACCACTAAGAGAAAGCACGATAATGGAATACACGCAACCCGCCCTCTTTTACACAGAGGAAGAAGTAGCCGCTAAGGTTACTGAAGCCCGTCTAACCGACGCGTTAGACCACGCACACCAAACGCAACGCGCAAAAGATAACACCAATTTTAATTGCGCTCTCGTTTTGGAGGAGGAACTCCGAAACGCAGTATCCGACGATAAGATTAGTGCCGAGGATGCTAACCAACTATTCGCCAATATCGCTGGACGTCTAGGGTGGCAAGCCTCCGTAGACTTCACCACCAAACTATGGACAGTAACCCTATCCTGCAATTACGACGAAATCGCCACCTTTGACGATATCGAAGCCGAGGATGAGGACGACGCCGTAGAAATCGTGCGCGATAACCTTAATCTATATGACGTATCCGCCACCGCTACCTTCGAGTATGAGGGTAGCCAATACACCTACGAAGTAACCTCAGTAGAACACGACTTGGGTGATTACTTTACCGATAACCTAGAGTTCGAGGCTCGTCGCCAAGGATAAGGTTAGTGGGCTTGGCAGGGTAGTCGTGTACCCCTAACCCCTAACAATCGGATAGGCTTAGTGCCAAGTAGAGCCTATCCACCCCAACTACTAATAGAAAGTACGACAATGTCCACAACCGCAAGAGTTTTATTCGACCAAATCACGCAAGAAGTAGAGGACGGCAAGAAGTACGTCATCCACTACGACACCTCCGACCTAGAGGACGGCGGTAAGGGTATGGAAGTCCTAGAGGCTTTGCCACTAGACGCAGGTACTTTAGCCTTTGGTAACTACAAGGTGCGCGACGCGCTCCTAGTAGAAGCCAACAAGGATGAGGAGTTCGCCTTTGTCCTAGTCAATAAGATTATGACGCACGTTAAGCAGAAGTCTGATGATAACGCTATCGTGCAGAGTGATATCGAAGCAGTAGCCACCGCCAGCCATATTCTCGCTATGTGGGAGTTAATCGAGCCAGCCGTAGGTACTTTAGAAATCGCTAAGATGATTATTGACTCTAATGAGGTAGAAACACCTAACCTTCTTAAATCAACTATGCAGGTAATCACCGCAGGTACTATGTTTGACCGCGATATCTCCAAATTGCGCCAGCAGATGGTTCAGGATATCGGTCAGGAAATCCTAGATAACCTAGACGACGAGGAATAATCCTAGCGTGAACCGCTGGCGGGTTTCCCCGCCAGCGAGCGCAGATTGTTTGTG